TGGCACTTGCTGCAAACCGGACCAAGAACCTATGCAATGGCCTTGCACCTGCACAACGATTGCATATAGGCTACAGTAGCAAACCTAATGCTATCGGCACTAGCATAAGCAAACCGTATAGTAAGGCCGGCTTATCCTGGGAGGGGTAGCATTAGTAAACCGTATAGTAAGCCGAACTAATAACGGTATGGCTAGCATTAGTAGAACGTATAATAACCTGGGGTTATCCTGGGGTCGATAGCATTAGTGGAATGAATAGTAAGCTAGGCTTATGCTACTAGGGATAGCATTAGTAGAACGTATGTTAAGTTGGCCTTATGGTAAGCCGAGTAGTATTAGTGGAATGAATAGTAAGCCGAACTAATGAACCATAGGCTAGCATTAGACTAGCTTACTATAAGTCGGACTGTTTTCTCAAATTGAGAAATAAGTGTAGCTCATAGTAAGGCTAGCTTATGTCAAGCCGGATAGCATTAGATAGCCTACTTTTTTGGGGTATTAGTTGGGCTACTAGATGGTAGGCTAGCATTAGTTGGAACACTATAGGGAATAGTAGATAGGGTAATGCTAGGCAAGGCTAGAATAAGCTAGGCTTATGGTTGGGCTAGTTCGCTAAACAGGATATCCCTAGGAATGGCCCTAGATTGCCCCAAAATGAACGCAATGGGTTGGACGATAGATAGCCCACAATTTCTAAAAACGTGCGTTAAAAACGATTTTAGAGGGTGCATAGGAATACCCTGGGAATTGATTGATAGAATCGATCCGAGGGTATCGGATAGCATAAGTTAGGCTAATGCCGGATAGAATAGCATTAGAAACCAAGATAGTAGCCTAGCTACTCCTGGGAGGGGTAGCATTAGGGGATATGCTAGGCTATAGAATAGGGCTAGATTGCCCCTAGAATGTATCGGATCGGATTAGGCTACAATCATAGCTTGAAACGGTTTGCTATCGTCAAACGTCAAGCTAGGGCTATAGAAACGAAAAAACCCCAGTTGATTAGACTGGGGTTTAACTGGGGTGAATTGTGGGCTAGTGGCTAGATTTCTCGTTTGCTCATAAGGTTTCTTCTGAGAACGGTCGGATAGTCTAGTATTGTTGGGGTTTTGTCTTGATTTACGCAAACAAAACCCAGTTCCATAAGTTGGGAATAGGCTCCGATTCCGTTTGGCGTAGCTAGGATCTTAGCGGCTAGTGCTGGAAATCCCATATTCCGAAATTTTGCGTAGTCTTGTTTTTGGGTAGCCGTCATTTTGTTGTACATTGTCTTAGCTCCTGGGGTAAAGGTTAAATGCGGATTAGGATAGAGTAGTCAAACAAAATTTTGGCTAGTAGGGACTCAACCAACAAAATTCCGGTCAACAGTTCTAGTCTCGAAAAAACTTGCATTGTTCTATCTTTCCTGGGGTGAATGGTCCGATCGGCTACAAAGTGTAGCCGGGAATACTATCCTAGAGTATCGGCTAGCCTTGTCAAGTGTAGAAACGAAAAAACCCAAGATAGATAAACTACCTTGGGTTTGAAGTTTTATTCGACGGATCGGATCGGTTTACTCGTCGCTATCTTTCGACTTTCGGCTAGAAGTGTAACCAACATCCATTCCCCCAAAATTTCGGTAAGCAGTTGGGGCCTTGTTGTCGACTACTCGGTACGATGTCCAAACCGAAGTTGGTTCGGTCCCGTTGATTTCGTTTTTGAGTAGTTCAACGAATGCGGACATCGACGCAATTGACAATTTGGAGTACAAGAGCTTGACCAAGTTATCCGTTCGTTTGTCTTTGGCCTTACGAGTGTACAAGTCTCCAAAGGATACGGAGTACGGACCCACCTTGTCCGTCGATTCGGATAGTTTCGCCAACACTCGTTCGACTAAATCCCAGTCGATACGAATCAGGCTATCGGGAGCAATCCGAATCCGCATCGCCGATAGTTTTCTTTCGGCGTAGTCTTCGGGGGTCTCCCCGTCTTCTCGAACTACGCTTTCGGCAATTTCGGCATCCAAAACCGCTTGGGAATTGCTTGCAAGAATTAAGCCAGTTCCAACTACGGATAGCTCGAATAGGTCGATAAAATCCCGGTCAAGCTTACCCGATTGTCCTCTTGCTGATTCCCACAACTTGACGCAAAGAACATCCAGGTCCGAAGAACTGGCGAAACGTTCTGAGAACGATTTTTCATCGCTCCACGAAAGTTTATCGCCAGTCTTGGAGATATCTTTCCCGTTGAACCGATTCAAGACTGAGGAGGCAATCTTGGAACGCAACTTGAGTAATCCCGTTCTTTCGGTAACCCGGTCTTTACCCTCTGGAGTGCGTTCCAATTGGTATTCACTCATGAGGGATTCGGGAAACAACGAATCGTCAGAATACGAGTCTTGCACCTTGTTTCTCGCTCTCCCCTTGTCAGTAAAGTCTCGGAACTGAGGGGGCAATCCAAAGTAACAAAGTAATTGTAAATCCTTCAGAGACTCAGGGTAAAGGATTGCACAAACTAACATAGCAATTGACGTATGCTGAGCGGATACCGTTTGGGCATTCCAATCGTATTGCAGCAAACCCGCACTACTGCCCCAAAGCCCCCTTTGGGCAAGGTTCGAGTAGGTTCCTACCTTTGTTGCCGGATAAATCCGTGACATACTGAGGGGGCGGTTGAAGCGGTTATTCTCGAACCGATAGCCGATCCCCCCAATGGTGATAACGGGTTGTTCACCGTCTTGGCAAACCCTTGCCCCCAACAAAATTTCAAGGTGTTCTTTTGTTGGTGGAACGTAACATATTGCCGAATTTTCGATAACATGCCGATTCAGGGTAGCAACTTCCGTTGCCGTCAGTTCATCGGATCGGACCATTCGGACATCGTTGCAAGGTTTCAAGCTTGCAATGATTTCTTTCAAGTCTTGTACCGATGCCGTACGAATTCCAAAATTGTGTGTAGCTTGCATAATATAATCCCCTATAGGAATAAAGTTTAAGCTATTCGCCTATGCGAAACGAATAGCCGGAAAAACGATAGTCAACAGTTGACTACCGAAAGGATGCACTAGCCTATTCGCCTAGAGTATCCTGGGGGTGGGGTGACTACGAATAGCAACAATGGAAGTTTACATTCACCGCCAAAATTCTGTAAACCTGCAAAGCAGTCTTGGTTCCGTTTATTGGGATATCTTGCCCCAATTGATACTCAACTTGCTCCATAAAGGCATCATAGGTTTTAGATTCCAGGGCATTGACAATGTAACCCAATGCTGCGTCGTGGTTCGGGTTATTATGCTCAAAACCCTCGGGCAAGATAATCGTATGTTTGCCGGTTGAATATGTTTGACTACTTAGCATGGGTTAAACCTTTCAGGACGGATCGGGACGGGGACGGGGACGGGGTGACTAGCATAATGCTAGTGCTAATAGTATTGCTTGGTAATATTTTGCAGGGCAATTTTCGGAAAAAATCAGGGTTTGAATCGGGACTGTTTTTCCCTCGGGAAACCCTATTGGGGTATTATTGGCAATCATTGTTCTAAAATCGTCCCGATTCATAGAAACATAGTTCGGTTCATAGCTAGAGAATCTAGCTATGATTGGAGAATTATTGAGACACGTATACACATCATACCCTACAAAGTGCCCTAAAAACTTACATGCCTTGCAATCGTGGACATATTTTGGTTCGGTTGTCATGGTATTTCTTTCGGGATCGGGACGGGGACGGGGGACGGGTTATTCTACGGTCTCAACTTGGTATGCGGGGGTTACAATGGTTTCCAAGAATACTTCAATCCGTTCCAAAGTATCAAAAGAACACTCGAAATCAATCGTTTTCAATTCCGAGTTTATCCTAAACTTTACATTCCAGGGAATGCGTTTTGTCTTATGGATTAGGATTGTAAGCAATCCTGACAGATCGTAATTGGACTCGCTTACATGTAGCCGAAAGGTTTGCATCGTCGTCTCGTTGTTTGCGTTGTGCGTTTTGTATCCTTGCCCCCTGGCGACTGTATTATACCGAAAAGTCAACCCCTAGAAAATCCAAGAATTTTGGATATTGTTCTAAGTTGTTTGCTAGTAAGGGTTTACGTCAAGCAAGAAAAGTAGCCTTTCCTAGTTGGACACTTAGTTTTTGGGAAACGTCTTAAATTGAGACGATTTCTACCGATCTGAGCATAAGAGGAAACGCACACGCACGCATAGCAAACCGTATACCAAACTCGGAACAATTCCCGAAAGATTCTAAAAATAGTTGACTGTCATTCTGGCACAGTCAAATTGGCAGCTGTCATTCTGACAGTGTCAAAACGGCAGCTGTCAAAACGGCACTGTCATTTTGGCAAGTAGTGAAACTGATTTCTCAAAATGAGAAATAACTCTAGGTTATGATTCGTATAACTGATTTCTCAAGTTGAGATAGCAGAAGAACGAATACTGCCAGAATGACAGTGTCAAAATGGCAGACTGTCAGAATGACAGTCAAGGGGTGTACTAACACAGTGGTACACCCCAACTGTACTAGGTCTGTAGTACACTCGCACAAATCACACACAACAGCCACCAATCCCAGGTACACGTGTAAGACGACTCTGGGGTTTTTTTATTGGGGTTTTTCGTGTGAAGCCGACTCCGGGTTTTTTTATTGCCAGATTTCCCGTACGAGAGTTCGACTGGGGTTTTTTCTGGGGGAGTTTCCTGTACGAGGCCCGATGCTGGGTTTTTTTCTGGGGAGAGTCTGGTGTGAATCATAGAGTGATTAAGAAGGGACGGAAGGGAAGGACGGTGAGAGTAAAGTGGCTGGACAGTAAGTTCCATGACGACGATAGCTTACTGTCCAGCCGGTCACTACTGCACTCGACTGTGATGGCTCAGTCGGTTCAAGGGTGAAAGGAACCCTACACAGTAAGTGGATCAGGATATTCGAGAGGGATACCGGATTGGGTAAGAGAGGGAATGAGTCGGTCGAAAGTTGGCCCGTCAATTTCTTGTGTCAGTGTTACGTCAGGGTAATGACGGATGACGGTAAACAATTCGTTTGTTACTTCGACAATTTGAATTAGCAAAGGCATGATAGTTTCCTACGAATAACGATACGGGACTGAGGGACTGCAAACCGGGTTGGTTGGTTGGTGGTAGTATCTTTTTGAGATACTTTTCCGCTTGCTGTCGTTTGTTTGATAATGAACTATACGCAATGGGTTTTGATAGTCAATGGGTCTAGGCGAAAAAATTAGGATATTCCTATAGTAAAATATACCCCCCAAAACATTTCAATTTAATATCTCTATAAGATATTTTCTCGCTTAACGAACATCCATACCGATTCCCGAATCATCAGTTTAATATCATAAAAAGATAGTTAGTCGCTGCTATGGGATACACTGGAATAGGGGCGTAAAGTAGGCTTAAACTAGGCTAGATTGCCCCAAAACGAGAGCAAACCCGGAACTAAGGTAAATCCACGCCGACAGTATCCGAGAGTTTAAGACAGCGACTAAATGTCATATTATGATACTAAGATTTGTTGCAGGTCAAGAATATGCTGTTAAGGATAATCTTTGTACCAAACTCACTGTAAGGAATGTTAGCTGCATGGGCTGACGATCTTAACCAGTGAAGAATTGTCGGCAGATTATCTTTGCATCCTTGTACACCCCAAGCATCCATAATAGCTGCTCGTTCTTCACAACCACAGTTGGGGTTCGATGGAGCAAACCAGGAAAGAACAGAAGCTAGTTTAGTTCCTGGTCCACCTGGGGTGTCTAGTAGTGTAGATAATCCAGCTTCTACTCGAAGTTGATTAGCAATGGATCGAGTTACCTCGTTGACTGTTCGAGGACGACTACATCGATTGCATCCCCGACATTCTTCTGGGGTGGGATAGTGAGGGATAGTAGCTAGTTCGGAGATTATGTTGCATTCTCCGGTATCAGCTTCAAGGAAATCACAAACAGGTGTGGGTAACATCTTGGCGAATATTTCTACTCGATTGGGGCAAGAGGACCAATGTTTGATGTAGCATGGGTAAGTTTCAAAATCGGGCATCCACCACTGGTTATTCATTTCTCTACCAAGAGTTGCTACATTAAACGGACTTGTCTGGTGTTCGATCCAGGCTTGTTCAGCACAATGAGTGTTAGGTAATGGAAACAACGGTGGTTTCCATATGTTGGCTGCTGATTGTTTAGATACTACTACTCCGGTATTAAAACAACCGTGTATCCATAAATAACAATCAACGTTTAATCGTTGAGACAATAAAACTGATGTTTTTTCTTTAACCATCCAGTCCGTAGAATGTAAGTATTCATAGTCGTCAAAAATAGCTACGTCGGCATCACCAAGATAGTCTACCAGGTTTGGACAGTTAGGAGAGACAATGCAGTCTGCATCGATGAAGATTGTATACTTGTAATGCTTAGCATACTCGTACACTCTAAACTTTTCATAGCCCCACCATTCCTGGGTGGTGTTGGTTAGGGCTATGTAGTCTGCTCCGATGGACTGAGCATATTGGTGGATGGATGGGTTGCATTCCAGTATGGTAGCAAATTCTTCTCCAGTAGCTACAGTGATTACTAAAGTGTCTTTAGTTGGAACTACTGTAGGAACTACTGCACGGTATCCTGTCGGACCTTTTTCTGGGGTGAGTACCTGGACTGTGGGGCTACTGTTGGAGTCTGATTGGTTCGTTGGAGTAAATAAAACTTTAACCATGATTAGAACGTGAGAGTCCAGTTGGGGAAAGTGTAGTTGTGACAGATTGGAAGTGAAGTGTCGAAACCAACGTAGTTGAATGAAATCAAGTCAGCTAGATAACCTACGTTTGTAAGGTAAGCAGGGACAAAAGGTAACACTATATCAAGAGGGTCGTCAGAACAATTAGCTGTTGTACCGAACGTATCTCCGCTACACAACACTTCACAATTGATTAGTTGTTTTGGGTTTCCACCTACAACTTCTAAGTCTAGTGCAATTTCTGGGGGTGTAGGTAAGACTATCAGTTCGACTTCGTAGGGTCTGTTACTGTTAGCATACACAGTGTAGCATCGAGTCTGGTCGAAAGGCACTGGTAGAGTGTCTACGTAGCTGTAAGCAAAGTAACAACCTAGATTAACAATTCTGGTTTCTTTTGTTCTAGCCGAGTAAACTGGTCGGGTTGGGTAAGGTGGTTCTAAACAAATTTCTAGTGTTTGTTCAGAAGTGTAGTTACCGCAAGCACCTGGTAAGTCGCACCAGTCTGGGGTTGGATCGGAAGCAGCTAAGGTGATCGGACTGGTTAGTGTGGTTAGCACTTTAGTTCGAGTAACAGCTATTTGTCCCATACCAAAACCGCTAATTGGAACGGAAGCATAGTTGCAGATAGGAAAATCACCAGACTCTGACAATGTTTCTCTAACGTAGCTACCGTCTGCACACCGAGTCAATATGTCTGTACCAGTTACTTTGTTGTAATATCTTCGAGCTTGAGGCATACTAGCAGCATAAGCATAACTGAACGTTACACTGACTGTGTACACACAAGCCGGAGTTCCATACCCACAGTTTTGAAATGATTTGCCGACAGTGATGTTAATGCTGTAGAGTTCTACTCTAGTAGCAAACCCTAGTTCTCCTTTATCTTCAACAATCCAATCTTCTCGGAAATCTTCCAGCAAGTCTGGTTCTGGGCAGGTAATACTGCAAGGTCTAGGTTCTGGGGCAGAGTCTACGACTGTTTCCCACTTGCGAACCATATGCTTAATTCGAAATTCTTCCGAAGCATCGTAGTTCCAAACACTGGTACACTGTTGTTGAAATGGAGCTGGAGCCGGTAAAGGCATGTCTCCAAACGGTCCTATGTTTACACTGGCACAACAACTGCTGCTCAGTCTCCACAGAGAATTGTCAATAAAAACTGACACTCCAGTAGAAGAAACAGTCAATCCGTTAGGAAATAGTTCTGCTAGTTCGGCTAAAGTCAAGCAACATTCTGGGGGTGGTGGTGGTACACAACATGGTGCTAGACAATTGAAATTGGACATTTAACACTCCGCAAAAACAATGACCCAACGACCGTCACCTTCGACAGCTACTAGATTCTTGTTAGAACCTACAGCTACGGTGGTGCTGCGATTGTACCCAATCAATTGAACCGATGTACTATTCCATCCACCCCCAGAAGGGACTTGCAAGTTAAACGGTCCACTACTGGTAGTTCCAATAGCATTAATGGATCGTCCACAAACTGTCGTTCGCAGTCTCCTGGTGAGGGAAACCAAAACGTGAGACTTAGCTGGATCGAGGTTGCCGATTATTTCGGCTCGACCAAACAAGTCGTACGTCATAACTCCGTTGACGATATCGATTCCTCGGTAGGTTGCCAAGTTTGCACTAGGGGTTGTACCACTGATCTTGAGGAAGTTGACTCCCGAAAGTAGTACAGGGGCTGCTTGAGTGCTAGTGATAAGTCCGAGAGCGATACCCCAATGAGGAAGCCAACCGTGAGTAACCGAATTGTATTCAGAAAGTTTATTAACGTAAGCTGTCGGGACATTTTGAGTTTCCTGGGGGAGTGTGGCGTTGTTGGTGTCGAACGTGAAAGCTGGTTTCCATATGAGTACAGGTTCATATGGCTCGATTATGCCGTCACCAGTTTCAAGTTGCCCCATGATTCTAACATCGTCGGGGGAACCTTGAATACTTGGGACAAAGTTTGCTGGAGAAGGTATACGAGTAAGCTCATTGACAAACTTACTTGTAAAGATTTCTTTGAACGGTGTTCCTGGGTGGACTGCTCGTCTAGCCATTATAGTAGGAAGTCTTTGTAGTCAGAGTATTTGTAGTGCTTGAGGATGACTCGGTGAGACGGTACTCGAATTACTCGACCTCTTGTGTTAGACACAATCTGAGGAGCATACTCGTATGACACTAAACTCCAACCGGAATGTACTCCAGCAGGTTGTACTCCGTTTAGAGCATCTACTACTGTAGCTGGAAATTCAGGTTCGTAAATGGTGTCAAATTGGTTGGTAGTAACGATAACTTTCTTACCACCCACGTAAGTAACTTCGTCTTTGGGGCTAGCAAGAGCTTCTGTTACGTCTGAAAACTTGAAGTTTGGTTTGACTTCAAACTCAAGAGTTACAGGCACAGCTTGAAACAAATCACCTTCACCAGAGTAACCCATAAACATCACACTTCCGGGGGCGAATCCGAAGAAGTCTTTCTTGTTTAGGGTGGTTAGCATTCGAGACAACCTGCGAACGTATGAATATGTTAGCATAGTTGGTGGCATGTATTGGGTGATTTGGAACTTAAAAGATCGAACGTAGACTTCGGCTCCTTCGATCCCATCTTCACTGTAACCAATCAAACCATAGCTACCGTTTTGGTATGGCAGCGGTTCTGTTCCTGGGCGGTTCTTTGCTCGTTGGCATTCGACTACTCTAGCTTTCTGTATCTTTTCGGTAGTGCAGCTACCGTTGAAAGACACTTGTGTAAACTTGGTTGAATTGTTTTCACCGTCTGAAGGTCCAGTAGCTCCACCAGCGTCACCCCCTTGATTAGAACCGTTGTCGTCTGGAATGTCGTAGGTTACTTTGATTTCCCATGTTGTCCAGTTGATTTGTTTGGCGGTCAAGCTAGCACAGAACAACAATTGAAATTCAGTGTCACTGATGTAAAACATGAATGTCAATGGAACTAATCCGTAAAAGATTGGGAGTAGTTGTTGCTGCATCACTTTGTCATCAAACAACATGTCCAGGTCAGTTCCTGGGAGAACGTGTGATTCAGCCCAATCGACAAACCAGTCACTAGAGACTCTAAATGTAAAGTCTTTTGTGATGGTTTGTCGATTGATTGTGAACCCACGTGAGTCTCCAAAGACTTCTTCATACACAATGTCATTCGGACCAAAGTCACTAGGCATGGTGCGTCTCCTCTTGTAATTGCTCAGCTTCTTCTGAAAGAATCTCTCGCAGTTCCGTACTGTCTACAAAATTGTAACGGTCTTTCAAGTAAGCTATTGCTTTAGAACAATCAACATCAACAAAACCAATCGTCTCCCCCAGAGGAAATTCCTTAACTGCCGGAACTTTTACTGGAGAGAACAATGCTCGGTAGTCGGCGTAGAACATTCTAAACGTAGGTCGTGAGTGTTTTGCAAGAATCGACAACATACGGTGTGCGATTATTACACTGGCTTCGTTTGAAATCATCCTATACCACCTTGAATTGAAAGTAAACGGTTAGTTTCTTGTTGCTGAGTAATCTGTTCTTTCATCAAATCTTCTTGACGTTTGGTGTCGGTTCGAAGGATTGCTCTGGTAGACATAGCTCCACCAGTTAATGCTTGCAAAAACTTTGGAAGTTCTTGTTGCAGTTGTTGTTGAGGATTGTTTTGTGTAGAGTACAAAGATCGCAATAAAAATTGTTCTCTTTGAAGCAATGCTGCTTTTTCTCTAGCATCGGCAATCGCAGGTTTAGCCATTAAATCACTTAGTGCCGAAAGCCTGGTATTGTCTTGACCCAAATCTTCTGGAGTCTGTAGACTGTCGTACAGCTTTTGCATGTCTGTACTTCCTTGCTCTTTGTCTGCTTCTGCCAACCTAGCTCTTACAGAAGCAAGTTCTGTTTGAACTTCGTTGTAGGCTTTCTGCTTTTGTGCAGCAAGTTGAGCATCAGAAGGACCCTTAGTGTCTTGTTGTAGACCAAACATTGTAATCTGTCTGTTTAACAGATTTGTTTCCAGAGCAGTCTTTAGATTTTCAAATTGAGCTTTCATGGCATAACCAGTTTGTGCTGATCGTTCGTTAGCACCAGCAGCTGCACCAGCTCGACGTCGAGCTATTTCCTGGGGGGAGATAGCCATGATTTGTTCGAGTTGTTTGGCTCGTTGCTTACGTTCGAATTCAAGCATACCTCTTGCGATGCTAGCTTGCATTTCCGTTGTGGTCCTTCTACCCATACCTTCACGTTCAATTTCCTTACCAGCATTCATGCCGGTTAGAGTGTAAATTGAACGGCCAAGTATAGTCTGAAAGTCTGCAAGGAATGTTTGTAGTGTTTCACTCAAAGAAATTAGTCCCTTGAAGAAACCTGTGACAAACATGTCGATGCCTTTCACAATCATGGTGGCTGTTTGAGCCATGTTACCTCCACCGCCACTACCAAACACGTCTCCAAGTGAAGCCATGATTGGTGAAGCCATGAAGCTAAACGTCTTGGAAATTCCCTCGAAGATACTCATGAAGATTACCTTGAGTCCTTCGAATATTTTCCTGAGGACAATCCACATGTATTCGACATGGACTAGGAAGGTGTTCCAAGCAGCAACAAGTTGGTTCTTGATGATGTCTACTAGACCCATGAAACCAGTTTGTAGAGCTTGAACTCCCACTCCCGTTTCTCCCTGGCGGAAGGCAGAGAATGCTAGCTTGAACAGGTTCATTGCTGGACCTGCGTAGCTAGCTACTTTACCAAGCTCACCGAAAGCTCCAGAAATACCAGCACCAAGTGCTTTGAAAGCATTGACTACTGCTGGAATCTTGTCACCGAACATCAACAGTACGTTGAAGATCATGCCGACAAAGTTCCAAGAAAACACAAACCGACCAACCGATCCAGCTAGTCTGAGGAAGCCACCTGCAAGAGTCATGATTCCTTGACCAGCTCTAAGCAAGTTAGCTCCAGTCATCATTCCTTTGAGGGACTTGAATCCACCAGCAATACCACTCATTGCACCACGGGCAAGTCCACCAGCCATAGAACTGACACCACGAACACTGGTAAGTCTGGAACGTAAAGTAGCAAGTTTCATTTCACTTGCAATTCGTTTACCAGCAATGGTACGGTCTAGGGCTTGAACAGTCTTTGCTTGTTTTGCTCTGGCGGCTGTAGACTTGGCTATGTTAGCAGCATCTAGTTGTCTTTGTGTTTTATGCAAAGCAGCAACTTCTTTTACTCTAGCAGCTTGTCTTGCTACGGGAGCATTCTCATAGTTTCGTACCTGAGAAACTGTACTAATCATTTCTTTTTGAAGTCTAACTCGTTGTGCTTCAAACAAGTTGATTCTTTGAGCAATCAGTAGTTCTTCTTGACGATACTTTAGCCAAGTAGCAGACGTCTTAGGACCATCTTTTGTAATCATTGCTTTTGGCAACTCAGACAAGATTTGACGAACCTTAAATAACCGATCATACATTTGATCGACTATTTTTAGGTTGTCAGGTGACTGTAGAGTTTTTAGTGCCTGAGCTATAGGTCTTACAATCGCCCCCATGTCTACTGCTTTTGATCGTTGCAATAGCTGAACGTACTTCTGACGTTCTTTAACCAAGTCTGGCAGGGCTGCTGCTTTCCTGGGGAGGGACTTGATTGGGGCAGATACTTTAGCCATTTGTGCTTGGAATGCTCGTTCGTTTTTGAGGGCAATCATTTGCTCCCCACGAATGGCTGAGTTCATCAGCTTGTTGTTACGAATAGCTTCCTTGCGTTGGGCTATTGCAGCAGCACCACTACGGATACCACGGACACTTGACATGGCAGCTTGTCCTGCTCCACGACCAGCACCCATGATTCCTCGACCGATTGCTCCAAACAAACCACCACGACCCATCTTCTGGAGTTTCATGGCTTCTTTGATTAACTTAGCCATTGTCTTGGAACCAGCAACTTTGGCTGCATTACCACCAGACATGGCTGCATCAATGGATCGTTGTAGTCTAGCTACTTTAGCTGCTTGCATTGCTCTGGCGGATTGACCACCAGCAGGTAACATAGCAGCAGTATTCTTTAACGACCCACCCAGAAAACGTAAGCCTCTACCTGCTAGGGTAACGAGACTCATAGCCTTGGCTAGTCTGGACAGAGCAAAGGATAGGGTGTATGCTCCGACCATTGTTGTAGCAAAGATTACTGGAAGCAGCAAGAATGTAGCTGCCAGTAGTTTGTTCTTCTTCAACCATTCTTCGAACAGAGTGACGATGTAAGCACCCATGTTAAAGAGTGCAAGAAACTCTCCTTCGACCAGTTTTCCGATTGTGATCTTGAGAGTCTCGAAAGCACTCGTCAATCGACGAACAGCACCACCTGGACCTTCTTCCATCTTAGCAGCGGCTAGTCGAGACTCAGCTCCAGCTTTGCGGATGGACTCAATGAACATTTCCACTCGCTCAATTTCTTCTGTAGACGAAACCATTCGTGCTCCACGAATGTTGAAGATGTCTCCAAAGAAATCAGTTTTTTGGACTTTCGTCATTTTATTTGTCAACTCGTATAAATTATACATAGTTGATAATAAATCTTCGTTGCCAGCAGCATCGGTGACAATTTGAAACGAAGGGAAGGTTTGTCGAAGTTTGTCAGAACTCTTAATCATGTTTAGCAATGCTGTGTTCAAACTCGTACCAGCTAAGCTAGCTTTGAGTCCAGACTCAGACATTTGAACAAGAAAGCCCAATAAGACGGGGAGTTTGATTCCCAAGTTGCCGGCAGTACCAGCAGCATACTTAAGAGCTTCTCGAAGGTCTACGATTTCAATCGTACCAAGACGAGTAGCCTTCACCATCTGGGAAGTTACGTTGGTGATGGTGTTCATCCGAGTTTCGAGAGTATCGTTTTCACCAAACATATTGAACGTACGGATTACGTTAGCCAACATGTCTGCTGATTCACCCAGAGCATATCCCGTACCTCGGGCAAAGTCAAGAGTACCTTGAAGGCTGCTTTTAATCTCGTCTACCGAGAAACCAGCTTGGGCAAGACTAACCGCAGCATCGGCTACTTCTTTTGAAGTAAAGGCTGTAGTACGACCCAAGTCCATGATAACTTTACGGAGTCCAGCAATGTTGCTCGTTTGTTCCTGGGTGAGGTTGCCGAAATAGCCTAGCTTAACGGTAAGGTTAAGCATTTGATCTTCGAAGTTTGTGAAGTCTTTGATGGTGCTACGAACTGCAACACCTGTAGCAAACAAGCCACCAGCAGCACCAGTGGAAAGGTTACGCAAAGATCGAGAGGCTCGCATCATCTGAGCAGATAAGCCGCTGGTTAGCTTGCTGAACTGCATAGTTGCACGATCAGTAAGTTCAACAACGATAACTGCTTTACCTGCCTGGATACTTTGGCGACTCATTAGTAATTTCCTTTTGCAACCATTCCGTCTACTGCTGCTCTTAACTGTGCTGCACCAGAACCTTTAGGCTTGCTGCGGTTCTTTATGCTTTGTGGGAGAAGTTCATTGCTTTGTGCTGAACAAGCCCAATTGATTTGGTCTCGTTCATGGGCAAGCCATTCAATGTACATAATTTCCCCAAGAGTTTTGGAACTTATGTCTATTCCTCGGGACTCGACTCGGAAGGCGACTTCGATGATTTGTCCGTATCGAGACTCAACTGTTTCATCTCTTTCTTGAGCATTTTCCACATGTCCCCCAAAATTCCCTTTTTCTGGGGGCTGGAAAAATTTACAACGGCACTCCAGAATGCTTCTCGAAAGTTTTCGACTGCTTCTGGTTCTTCATCGAGCAGTTCGAGGAACTTGTCCCAGTTGAATTCGACTTGTGGTTCGAGGTAATACCAGAATAGTCGAAGAGCAAGTTCGTCGTCAACTAAAAGTCGACTGGCGGTTTGCTGGGTGAGTTGGTCGTCGACAAACAGCTTGAGGATTTCGATGTCAAACTTTTCAGGAAGAACTGAGAAGGCTGTCGTCCACTTGATGACGATCGGGTATTGCTTACCGTTGAAGGAGAATTTACAGATAACCTTAGACATGAGAACTCCGAGTACAAAGAGGGTTTATTGAGGGTAAAAATATGGGTATTCAGACGACTATCCTATGGTCCTAAAAGTAGAACCATAGGATAGTGTGTGTCAGGTTGTGGCTTATACGTTCTTGACAATGTTGTCAAGAGCTTCAAGCAAAGCTACTCGATTGAATCCACCCATACCCACTGGGTTAGCCTTGAATCGTCTGGTTGATCGTGGGTTGTTTTCTGGGGGGATTGGGCTGGCATCGACGAAGCTGGATAGCAGGTCATCGACAGTAGATTCACCCAAGAACTTCAACAGTGGACCAACAGAAGTGAAAACTTCTTCTGCTGTTGTGCGGTTGAGGGCTTGGTAGACTGGGTGAGCTGCGATCTCTGCTGCCATGGATTTCATGTCCAAAGCAGCAAATGCTCCTGGGTCGTAGGTGGCGAGTGTTCCTGCTGTAGCAACTTTGACTGGAGTGATCTTACAACCAGACTTAACACAAGCTGCTGGTTTCAGCTTGAAGTTTTGCTTGGGTGCTCCGGTTTCAGGTCCGGTGATTGATCGGTCGAAGTTGCGGAACTTGCCTTTGAAACCGACGTTGCCGACTTCGGTCAAGTATCCGGTCAGAGCCAAGAAGTTTCTTGCGTAACTTCCTGGGCGAGCTGAAACCATGTAGATACAACCTTCATAGGCTGGATCGACAACTTGTTCTCCAGAAATCTCCAAATCACTTTTGGACTCGCTGTACTGTTTGTACAACTGGTCTGGGTCACGAACCGACAATTCTTCTTCGTCGTCGGTGTCGTTGATGGACAAATCTCCTGTGACTCCCTTGTGGTACACCCACACTGGAGTGGTGCAGGATGAACCACCTGCGGTCGAAGGATCGTCCGCAGTATCGTAATACAACGATACCTCAGAACCTTTCTTGTCGCAATTGGTAAGATCGGTAAGCCCTGGCATAAGTAAGCCCTTGTATTAGAAGTTGAACTGGCGAGCTAGTCCCACCTTGAACTCTTTGGCAATCGCACCACGGGCAGTTAACTGCTTTAGTGTGTGACCCATGTAAGATCGTTCAGGGTAGGAATAGTAACTAAACTGACTGAAAAATGTTCCACCAAACTCGTGAATGTGTGGAACAGGTTGATTAAAAAAGTCGCTACCTGGAAACTTAACAGGGCCGATGATAGCTCCGTTTGAGTAGGTAACAAACTCGATGATTCTCAAACCACCCCTAGTCTTAGCAAACGGCGGGTTTCCTGGGGAGGATGTTTGTTTGCTAATCTTAAGTGATCGAATAGCTGCACCACGAATGAGTGCAGCTGTTCTTGTTAGGCCATTCTTTTTACCACGATCAACACGAGTGTTGAACTTTTGTAGATAGAATAGTGATCGAGCAACATACTTGAACATGACTAGCAAACTTGTGTGGCAAAAGTGAACTCAGTTGATGACAGAAAGGTTCTTTGGTTTAGCTCGATTTCTACTGGGGGTTGTGAGTCTACGTTACTGATAACGAATGGTTCCCACAGTCCTCGGCATATAGCCAAATCAATTCGTTCCCGAAGGTCCAATATGCGTCTTACTTCTACCCAGTCTGTTACATCGTTTTTGCTAAAAGAGTCAAAAGGAAGTAACAGTGAAACTGAGAGTAGTGGTAGACTTTGGATCGAAGTCTTTCGTTGTCGACCAGTTGAGTTGTCCATAGACAACCCAGTAAACAACGGCATCACGTACAGCTTTTTGGTGGACGTTTGTCGAACCTTTTCAGGATCGAGTGCAGTCTCGGCTGTAACGTAAGTACCTACCTTATAGTCACCCCATGTTGTTCCTGGGAGGGTGTTGAGGTAGTTGGTTACTAATTCGGCTAGTTCGGCTAGCATGGAGAACCTTTCTCGTTCATTACTAATACTGTGCGGCGATGTTCACCGTCGTTGTAGAAGTAAGAGCCTTTTGCATCAATGACAAGTTCGTAAGCCACGTTGGTGGCTGGATTGAGGATTTGTAGTCCTCGAACCAAAGAGATTTCGTACTTAGCCAGGTCTTGTGTGGGAACCAGAATATGGAACCGAGGAGCTTGAGTCTTGACTGAGTTCGAGTCCAACAAGTGTTTGCACTCAGAGATAGTACCTTTTATCTCAAACTGGGGCTGGCCTGGATAACCAATTAGCAAATCAACATCAGTAAATTGTTCTGCTTGTTTATACAAGAAATCCAGCCCCCAGGAAAGAAAATTCATCTTTGTCTCCCTAGAAAGAGTAGTGATTCTGTCTAGGAGTTGCTAGACCTAGTTGAATGTCGGAACCGTTCCGATTGCTGGGGAAGGTTCAGCACTATGCAGCACTCGAACCGAAGTCGATCCGGATGGTGCAGCGATTGCTTTGTTGGAACCGTTGAGCATAACAGCACCTCCAGGGATGACTGCTGTACCAAGAATGAAACCGTTGGTTGGAGCAGCTCGAACTGCACCACCCACAGCACTCGTAGCAACACTGGCAACATCGTAACTCCACCAAACGGTGTCGTTTTGCAAGATGTCAGCAGCAAGAGTACCACCAATTCTGGCTTCAACAAGCCAGTCCATAATCAGTGTCCCTTGAGTTCCTGGGAGGATGACGGATTGGGCAATCCCGACTCGACCACCGAACAGAACTGGTTCACCTTGTAGAATGGTGCTGCCAGTCGTGTTGTAGTAGTTGACAGAAATTGCTCCACCCTGTTTCTTTACGCAGGGTGCATCGTACCGTTCCAGCATCACTGGGTCGGCAACTCGGTTTGGAGTCGAAATAGGCATAAGGTCGTTTCCTTGTGGAAGTTGTTCAAGAAAAGCCCACAGACAAAGATTCTAGGGTGGAGAGTTTGTTATTATTCAACCCACACAGCAGTGGTGAGTTGCGGTACTCTGTTAAACTCTCCTAGAATGATTCGTCTGTGAGCTGAATGTTGTTAGCTAACAGAGACTAGCTTGGATGGTTGAAGGTTTAGCCGTTTGCTCGAAGAACAGCTTCCCGTTCTCGTTCGTTGATTTCGATGTCCCAGTAACCCCGAGTACCGGTTCCCAGCATGTTTGCTGGAAGATCGACAGCTTCGATGGTTGGTCGTCGTTGACCTCGCAAGTAAGTGATGCTGTATGGGCTGAATCGTTGCGACTTCGGCCACAGCAACCAAGTGTTTTCACTGACGAACGTACTACTTCCGAGCAAGTTGCTGTTGCTCATTTGTGGGAAAGGGACAGTATCGAGTTTGCCAAACCAGTAATTTGCTTCACCAGTCTTGGAAGGGCTTGGTGCTCCAGTTTCCTGGACGATTCGAGATTGCTTGAGCAAGTCGAATGCAGCTTCTTCACCGGTGATCGAGGTAATGAGTATCCAACGATCGTTGATGAGGTTCACAAAGTTCTTGCCTCGCTTTTCGTTGTACTGCCGTACAGCGTTGTATGCTGTGGAAAGGTTTGCTCGGTTAAGTGCAAAACCGGTTCGGCTATTGTCCGCATCAACCCAGAAGGACTTAGCTGCTGCTGCTTTGACGAGCATCAGTTTGCCCAGCTTCATGTCTGGAACAATCAACGCACCTTCAACCATCGCATCAAGCATGTCAGCGATAACACCCATGTCGTCGTTGATGATGTCCTCACGATTGAACACAACCAACTGAGCCGAAGTTGAGAGCTTGGATCGGTATTCGGTTTCTTCTCCGAATTCGGTTTCTTCGATCTTCCCGTCGTTCTTCATTTCGTCCCAAATCTTACCGCCACCTGGACGGATTCTCTGGGTGACTCGGAAGTCCTTGTTGGATTCTTCCTTGAGGTACTGAACTGCAAACGGAGTGTTGATTGCCCATCGTTCTTCCAACATCATGCTTGTAACCTTCTTGAGAAGGTTAGGCATGTCGATCATCGAAAATCCACTGTTGTTGATTCCGAGGAACGAATGCTGAGCGGTGGTCTTGATGCTGCTGCACAAGATGTCGATGTCGCTGAATCCGCCGAATCGTCGTTGACGTTCGGTGCTGTTGGCCAAGTTGACCAAGGTTTCAACAAAACTCCAACGGGAAGTACCGAGGCAGTTGTCAAGAACTTTCTTGTCAACGTGCTTGGCGATTGTTTCTGGAGAGATATTGCAGGACAGAGCAAACTGTGCTACAATTTCGTCTCCTGCGGATGCTCGTTGTTGTGGAGTCAAGTTTGGTACTCCTGGCAAGCTGTTCTCAAAGAGTTTCAGCTTGATGCTGTTTTCGATGGTAGTGAGGTCCGTTCCAGCCGAGTATTGAGATTCAATACTGTCAGCATGGTCAGGATACGAGTTCAACAATCGAGAGAGCCGAACAAGTTCTGTTCGAGTAACTCCCGAATTCTGTACTGGAGCAACAGGCACAACCGGAGCTGGAGCCACAGGCAGGACTGGGGGTGCAGCATTTTGTACTGGAGCTACAGGGGGAGCTACAGGGGGAGCGGCAGGAACAACAGGTGGTTCTGCTGGTGGAACGGGTGGTGCTGGTGGAGTGGAGCTGTTCAAAAGCATTTGTGCTTCCTTGTTTAAGAGACCAAAGTTTGTATCGGAGTCACGACCAGACATCGTGACTGTCATTTCTTTCAAGATGGAGCGTTCAGCAACGTACATCGGTCCCGTCACTTCACGATTGTTGATACTACGTTTGATTCCGTGTTTAAGGAACGTAATATCTTCTTTATTGGTAATTCGAAGCCCCATGCTGGCTTCAAAAGGGAAACCATTTTTAAGGGCTTCTGCCACCGTTTCTCTGGCGGGGGAAGGGTAGGACGTAACTCCTTTTCCACTTAGGTTACTGTTGGTCTTGACTAAAGACGTTGAGTGACCGATTGGTTCCCAGTGTTCAAACAACATTGGGATGGAGTTTTTATGCTCAATTCCCGCAATGTTGTAGATCATCGGGTATTCGTAACCGTAGTCTCGTAGACTGACGGGACCACCAGAGTATCCGGTAAAAGACAATTCATGCAAACCATTTTCGGCTTGTGTTGAAGTCGCTTCGGTAGCTAGGTTGAAGATAGCTTCACCTTCTGCTGGCCGGTAGTTGGGTGCTGGAGGACTGTTGTTAAACACGTCCCTAGCTTTTTTGATTGTGTTGAGTCTTTCACTCAGTTTCATCAGAATCCTCTTGTTCTGCTACGGGTTCAGTATCTTCTGGTTCGTTCAGGACTGCTGCTGCTGATGGAGTTCGTCCAGCTAAAAGCACTTCGCACATATCTTCATACGAAACACCTAGCAAGTCAGCTTCTCGTTGAATTTCTCTTCGAGGGTTTTGTCCTCGTTCAGTGTAAATTCGTACAAGAGTTTTAGCTCCAGATTGAAGATCAGTAGCAATACTGTTACTAATTTTCTGGGGGTCGGGATGGGAAAATACTTGAGAATAACTTAACGAGTAGTTAAGTCCTTCTTCTGCAATAAATCGGGCGGTTCGTGGAGAAAAGTACTTTGAAGTTAAAACTCCAGCTTGTGCCCAAAGGCTTACCATTTTGTGGATTGCTGGAGCAAAATCTTCACGGTCGATTGCAATGGTACTTTTCCAAGGACCAAAGTCTACTTGGCTGCTAGCCATGTTGTACTTACGACTGTTACCTGTTGCAAGGTTAACAGGCATGTTAATACAACGGGCAGCAGCACCAACCATTGCATCAAGAGCTTCCGCATCTTCTGATGTTGTACCAGAGTATGACAACCCTTCCAGGGTAGTTCCTGGGGGGAGTGTTGGAATCATACCTGGTTCGTACTTGAACTCGCCTTCTGGCATTCCCATTGACTCTGCGGCTTCTTTACCCCACACTGTGGGGTCGAGCTTGAGAGCCATTGGAATTGCTGAACGAAATTCAGCACTACGAATTACAGAGTCTAAGTATCTCTTGACTGATGGAAAAATGCAGAGTGCTGGAGCACACTCTACAATTCCACAAATTTGATCTTCGTACTTGTTCTTCCACCAAAGAATAATGTCTTTGGTGTTGTAGAACTCACCGGTGTCTAAGTGAATTTGAGTTGGTTCCCAGTTTTTATTGTACTGGATTCCATCCCACCATCGTGACTCAACCCCTTCTCCTGGTGGATTGAGTAGTTTCTCGGCTGTGACTACTCGAAGTCCTACTCGAACTTCGTGTACAGTGTTTTCCATCGGGTATGGAATACCAATACCGATTCCGGTGCGGGCTGCTGCTCGACGTAATAGTCTGATTTGACTACCCAACCCGGTTTGTTGACAAAACTTTGTCCACTGATCTTCGATGTTTGTGTTGACATCTGGATCAGAAGAACTTCCGATAATCACTGGAGCAGGACCAACACAATCGTTAGCGAGTGTGTTGAGGATCCCGTGGTAGTGAGAACCTTCTTCGTCTTGTTCAATTGAGATTGTCATTAACTTACGTCGAACCCACGGATGTTTGATGGCTCGTAAGAACCGTTCACGTGGAATTTGATTGTAAGGAACTGTGTCTCGATTGCGAAACCAAGTTTTTGGAGAAGCTAGAAATTGTATCCAGCTACGAGTCATTGCAAGAACCTTTCTCTAGTCCAGAGCAATGACAGTTGTTCTTTGGAACTGCCCGAGTCCAACCGATGTTGCTCAAGGATGGTTTCTTGGAGCCAATCCTGTTAGCTGCGTCGATCAATTCTTTTAGGGAGAACTGTTCGACTTCTTCTTGTGGAGTCTTAACCCGTCGAGGGCCGACACCAGCTTGAATTTCTTGTATCTTGGAAACAAGATCACTCATGAGTTCTCCTGGGGTGGGTTAGTTGTTGAATGCTGCGTACTTCTGAATGGCTGGACCGTATAGAATGATTTTGCCGGTAGCAGAATCTCTGAGGGACCAGTACAAACAGTTATCAGTTTGTGGAGCAATGCTGGGTATTGTTACAGACACAGCATTGGTTGTGGAAGTTAGTCCGGTTACGACAGTCAAAGTTGATTTGTCTGCTCGTTCAAGACAAAATGTCATAGGTAGTCCATCGAACACACCGGAAGCAAGCGTAATCAAGTACGTTCGAGTTTCGTTGTTAAAGAACACAAACGTGTTTTTCTCTAACAACTTGTTGTCGAGATTGATGAATGCTTCTGGAGTAACCGATGTTTGTCCACCACCACCGCCACCGGCTGGAGCTAAGCTGAGAGCTTGAGCTGTCCAACGGACAAGTGGAGAATTTGAGCCTAACAGCATCGTTGCCAAATCGACTACCAGTTGTGCTGTTGCTGCTGGTATTCGAGTTAGCAAAGTTGATAAGCTGGTATTGGTATCGGTGAGTGTCTTGCCGACTGTTCCTGGGGTGGTGTAACTGGAGTGTGAAGTAGCTAACAGGTTAGCTGTGATTGTGTCGTACACTGATGTTGTAAAAGTTGTTGGTACAAACACTCCTGTTTCAGCTCCATGAATAACAGCATGGACATGCCCAGAACCAGAACCTGTGACTCCAATTGTTCTGTTTGAGTTGTTGCTAATAATCAAACGATCTCCAATCGAGCCGTCAACCCAACCACCATTAGGCATTGAGTTTAACACTAGATTTCTAGTTGTGTTTGGTAAATCATCTACGCTTGTTTGGCTAGCTCGATTAGCAACAGTTAATTCTTTAGCAAGAATTGTGGATGCTTCGATCTGTACTAGGGTTGGCTTGAGGGACAAGTCTGAAACTATTTGAGCAAGTACAGTTGATTGGTCGAAGTCAACTACGGCTCCTGCCCATATAGCGTATCGAGCTTCTGTACTGGTTGTTCCACTAGCTTCGATTCGTAGTCCTTCCCTTGGATGAGTAGATGATACAGTGTAAGTAAATCGGTATCGTCCAACACTTGGGTTGGTGACTGCTGACAAGTTTGTTGAACGATCCGTACCAGAGGAATTCGTAGCTGTAATTGTCGGTGCTGTGTCCAGATTGACCAGCTTACCTTCATCATCATTAACAACAAGCGTAAACTCATAAATTGATGATCCGGTTTCTGGGGCTTCAAGAACTGCTGCACCAAACACGTTAGCTTTAGCAGACAGGTTATTTAGTCCTGTGATTGCTCCGAGGACTGAACTTGTACTGGTTGCGATACTTGCATCTAGGAAGTTGATTCTTGCATCGTTGTCTCGTAGTGGATTGGTAGGAATTGCGTTGACACTTAATTGTGTGGCACGACTAGCAACAGTCAGTTCTTTTGCTAGTATGGTCGATTCTTCGATTTGTGTAAGAGTAGGGCGATTGGTTAGGGTGTTCTCTTTGGCTAGGACAGTCGAACCTTCAATTTGTACCAGGGTTGGACGATTGCCTACCGTGGTTTCATTTGCCACCGACGCAGGGAATGAGACCGGAGTAGCAGCACTAGCCGTCTGGCCTGCGATTTTGGTGACGTTGGCATCGACGTTTCGATTTTCAATCGAAAATGTCCGGAGGATCGTTCTGGTCAAGTCTTTCCCGTCGACTGTCCCTGCCGTGAATACGATGTCGTAGTCTTTGCCGATTTCGTACACAGCATCGGCAGTGTCCACGACAAGTTCGTGGAGACCGTTTTTCGAATCAAAGTTTGGGGTTGGCTGTGTGATTCCAGTCGTGGTGATTTCTGTTGCCGAATCTTTGTAGATCGCAACTTCCAAAGCGACTGACGGGGCAGTCGGAATCAACGCCTGACTGAACGTGTTGAACTTGACACGAATTTGCTGTCCTTTTTTGAAGTCTCCAATGTATTTGTCGGACATGGTTACCCTATCAGAATGTTGTCGATTGGAGAGTACGAGCCACCACCGCCGCCGCTGGTTGTTTTGTGGTCGATTTCTAGCAACTCTAAAACAAAGGTCGCCCATACTACACTCGTAGCCTGAGTTACATTTGTTGCTGGCCAAATTGCCGATCTAGTTGAATTCGTGTCGTAAGAAGCAACTTCAAAACCAACACCTATTGAATTATTAACAAATGTCATCCCAGACGGAGCCAAGCCTGAAAGGTTGTTGCCAGTTGCTCTGGTTGCTGCTAGGCCGACAAGCCACAAGTCTAGGGCTGATTCTTTGAATACCGGGGAAGTGATAGCCGCTTGAGCAGCGTAGCTTATTACCGTACTGGATGATCCATTTTGCGAAAGAATTGTAGGTATTACAACTGATCTTGGACCACCTCTGTAAGCAATAGCCGTTACGTTGGATGCTCCTGTCCACCCTGATGTACCCGTTGTTTCGGAATCCGATTCAGCAATGTAATATCCGAGCCTGTGCGATCCGCCACTATTTGATCGTGTGTAAAGCCCTAGTACATCGGGAGGCAAGGATGGAGCTCCAAGCCCCGCAAAGTACGCACTATACAAAATCAGATCGCCCTTGGCGTGAGTGCCAAGTGTGACACCTGTTCCGTTATTTGTTGAAAAACTGACTCGCGAGATCGACATTACAACTCCGGTTCTCGGCCAACGCCTTTGTTGTCTATGTATTCGGTCCAGGCTTCTCGATATGCTTGGACTTTGTCTAGGGCTTGTTCGATTCGTAGTTTACTCAATGCAACGAGTTTCATGTGAGCAACACAAGCAGCGATTTCTTCGATGCTTGGGACTTCGATTTCGAGGTGAAACTTTTCGATACGCTCTTGGATTTGAGCCTGTTCGAGCAGGCTGATGTTTCGTTTGACTTCTCGTGCAAGATGTCTTGCACCTGGGACTAGACCCATTTGATCTAAAAGATAAAAAGTGTTCTGCACTTCGTCATCAATTAGTGGCACGCCGGTGGCGAGCTGCGAGATAAGCCACCTATCGCCTTGCTGTTCAAGTACGTTCTGTAAAGCTCTATTTCCTTCGGCACCAAACCGTTTGTTACTTTCTGGAACATATACAGATGCAAGACCGTTCCAGGTAAATCGGTCTGTGTTTTCAAACGGAATGTTTTCTTCTTGAAGTGCGTCTAGAATTTCTTGGGTAGATTTGATATTCCAATGAGAGATACGTTCAATCAATGTTTTTAATACTTCTGGGGTCATGCTACACCTTTGTCCTTCAATTCTTTTATTTCGAGCTTGAGGGTAGCAAGTTCTGTTTCTTGTCTGACTTGAGTTCGGAATAACTCTAGTCTGTCTTTTTCGCATTGGTCTGTTTTGGCTTCTTGTTTGATAAGGTTCTTTTGCAAGTCTGCGATAGCTACTTGGTTAGAACCTTCAAGTTTTTTATAAAAGAACGCAACGAGTGAGGACAGTGTAGCAATAACAGCCAAAGCACCTTTTTGCCACCAGTCACTTGGTCCTAATGTTGGTTCGATGTCTGCCATGATATCCTTAATTGGAAAAGACTAATTCAAAAGTTTTAACTGATGCTTCTACAGCACTAACTTTGAGTCGGAGAGTATCTAACCCTTTGGTGTTTTCTGGATCGAGACTGATTGTTCTTGCTGTTGCTGCAAGATTGTAGGTAACAAGCGTGTCTTTGACGTAGTTGTCTAAATTTGTGACACCTTCGTCTACTGAACCTTGAATACTGAATGTCGGTGTGCCGGTCATTCCTGGGGCGGATACTCTAACGAGTCCGTATCCAGGAGCTACTGAACGTGAGTCAGTTACAAGTTGACCTGCGGGAAGTGTAACTGTTTCTTTGTAGATGCTCATGGTTCTTATAGGTTAGGACATTTACCGTTTACACAAAGCCCTCGGATGACGGCTTTCAAACATTCTATGTATTGATCGGTGGTGGCTGGTTTTGCTTTACCAATTTCTTTGTCGATTGGCACTCTCCACACGTTTAACCAATCTTTTGTTCGACTTGTTGGTTCTCTCATTGCAAAACATCTTTCAATCGTACTTGTTACTTGTCCTTTTGCATCGGGCAGGTCCGATGGTAGTTTCGGCAAAAGATTTATGAGAGAGCTAGCTAGCAACGATGTTGTGGAAGCATCTTGCAAATTATCTACTGCGACTCTGGATGTTAGTCGGATTGATTCGAGTGATTCAAGTGACGGTATAGGAGACGGTGGTGGAAAAGCAGGACTTGGTTGGATTGGAGTAGGAACTGGTACTGGAGCTGGAGCTAGCATTCCAGTTACGTCGATTGTATGCCAACTATAAGCAATATCTGCTTGTTTGTTAGCTACAATCAATCCGAACTGGTATTTTCCTGGGGTGGGGATAGAGAAGAAGATATTGTTACCACAAGATGCTGAGGCAGACTTTAGTTCTTCTGGAATGATCCAAACCTTGTTGTCTCCGACTGCTTCTTCGTGTGACAGAAAAACAAGCGTTCCAGCAAGAGCCGTTGATGGTCCTTTAATGGATGCTTTGATTTCCTGGGTGAGTGCTGTTGAGCAGGTGAGTAGCAAACAGAGAGCAAGTAATTGTTTCATGGTAGTGAGGGTGTGGTAGAGAGGGACAAACAAGGAGCAGAAACAAACATCTTCGGGCATAGGTGGTTGTTTCTACTCCCTCTTGGGAAGGGAGTAGAGGCCGTAGGGGAACAGCCGGGAAGGATTAGGACTTTTTGGGAGCTGGAGCCGGAGCACGAACTACTCCGGAACCGTTGTCCCCAATGGAGTTGACGGGAGCTGGGGAAGGTTCTGGTGTTGGAGCAGGTTGTTGCTTCTTTTTGCGATTCTCCATGATCAATTTGATCAGTTCGAAAATCAACGGAATCAACACTTCCCAACCTTGAGTGCCGACTGCTGGAGAGGCTGAGGTAGCTTCGACCAGATCGGCTTCTCTTGTCAAACTGTTGCACTCGTCGACGATATGGTCGAGAAATAATTCGAGTTCATCATCGTCGTCAAAAAGCGAGACTGAGGCGAGAGTGATTGGTGGGACAGTTGCTGGGCCGACTTTCTCGATCAAGCAACCGGCAACCCACAAAGCATCTTTGACGGTGGCTGGAGTGATTCCGTTTCGTACTTGAGCTACGAGAGTAAAAATGCAGGACAAAGAAAATTCGGCTGGAAATTTTGCAGAACAGGACATAGGATACCTATAGAGGGGCTAGGGAAACAAACTGTGACGTACGGGGACAAACAAGACAGACAAAGTCAGACAGCAACTAAACAAAGTTAGTTAGCCTGGGGGGTGGATTAGTTCGATACTTTGGAGTATCGGATTGTTCCGTTGATGTTTGGTGTAGCATCACTACTTACACACCCCAATGCCCAACCTTCTGGAACCAACACTTCCCTGGGGGAGATTGAGGTTGTTCCAGAGATTGCTGTGGTAGTGTAGCGATGGAGTGCATCCATGTTATTGGCTGCACCGATAGCTGCGAGGGGGTTTGTGAGCTTGATTGTGTGTGTTCCTGATCCGAGGTTGTTGCCTGCTACGATGTAGCTGCCACCTTCGAGTGGACCAGTATGAACTGAAAGAGTTGAAGTTACCGGGGAAATTGGAATTGGACCGTATCTCATACAAACTCCAGTTGGTCGTTAAGGAGAGCATTCATTATCTCCTGAGTTTTTGGGACACCCATACCCCAACCAGGATCGAACCCTGGAGCACCTTTGTCTTGGCAGTATTGGGCTAAAAATGTACGGACAGCTTCGATACCTGTAAATGCTGCATTGCCTTCTCTTCGCATCAATTCGATGATTAAGCAGAATAGGCCAGCAGCATCCGGAGTAGCCATGCTTGTACCGGACATGGCTCTTAATCCGTTGGTAGTCGAACAAGAAATGATGTCCTCTCCTGGACAACAGATGTCCATTTCCCGGCCTCCAGAGGAGAATGAGGCTCGCTGTCCGTCTTTTCGATAAGCTCCAATGCAAAGAGCTTCTTCGTCATACTTTGCAGGATAACCAATCGTATTTCTTTGTCCATTAAAGCTAGAGTTGCCTGCTGCTGCTACAACAATGACTCCTTTGCTCCAAGCATATTGCAATGCTTCTTGCATGGGCTTGTATGGACTGTTTGATCCAAGAGACATAGAAATAACGTCAGCACCAGCATCTACTGCCCATCGAACTCCTTGAGCAATTGCTTCTGACGTTCCACTTCCTCGATTGGACAAAACTTTTCCAACTATCAGCGAAGCAGCAGGGGCAAGCCCTATACCCTCTCGACCTAGGGTTGACCCTGCACAATGGGTTCCGTGCCCATTGCCGTCCGTCCAGCTCTCACCCTGGATGAATGAACGTGCTTCGACTGGTTCAGGAAGTAAATCGTGCTTGGCTACTCCAGTGTCTAGAATAGCAGCTCGAATACCAGCACCAGTTACTTTTTTCCAAATTGGGTCTAGTATAGCTTTTGGTCGATGCCAAAGACTATCTGGAACTGCAAACAGTTCTACGTCTGAAACCAAGTCTGGTGGATATGATACAGGTGGACTGTTGTCTTGCATGATTGGTAAATAGAAAAAGCCGACCTACCACAAGACAATGAGTATTGTCAAGAGCAGATCGGCTGAAACTATTTTTCATGAAAGCCAAAACATAATTCGTTTTTAATCGAATTATCTTTTGGCGATATTAACTCGCTTCGATCCGCTAGTGAATTATAACCGCGATTTTCGGAAAGTCAATACTATTTTTCAAAAAAGGCGGTTTAATATCATGGGAAGATAACGGGGGCGGTTACTTTACAATCAGGGGTTTGGGGTCGGTACAGGGAATCCATTCGAACAATTCGTAGTTTTGGGTGGTGACGGTTTTGTTAAGCTGCTCGCAGATGCGATCAAGTTCCTGGGGTGTCCAGGGAATCTTGGCTGTTCGTCCGTTGTAGGATTTAGCTAGACCTTTGTGGATTAAGAGTCCGCTAAGAGAGTCTACCATTTTGTTTGACACGATTCGGATGATGTCTCCAACAGTTCGTCCGTTAAACTTGTCAGAACTGACAGTCATAATTTGTAGGTCTTGTCGGTTTTGTTTGACCCAAGATTCTACAAATTGTTTGACTAGCCTACCGGCTTGGGTGTTCTTTTCTGGGGTGTCGATTCCAGTGAGTCGGAGACCTCGATGGACATATATTCCCTCGATTGTGTCGAGTTCATAGATAGCTTCGAGGGTGTCTCCGTCGATGACTTTAAGACTGAGAATTTGATGGATGCTCATTTGTTTCTGTCCAGTTCTTCCATGAAGGCTATTAACTTACCACGTTGATAACCTTTAGTGTAACCTAGTCTGTATGCTGAGTGCATACAGGCAGCTACGTTAAGAACAAACAAAAGAACTGCTGCAAGGGTAATCATTTGAGTTGGTCCGGGTGTTGGTAGGTGTCGGGTTGTTGGTTGGTGTCTACTGCTTGCCACAAAGCAAACGTAAGGCGAGCCATTGCATTGACCAGGTGGGGTTCGTCTCTGTTGCCCCGATTCCATTCGTTGATATGATTCACGGCATGATTTAGGTGATCCCATTGTGGAATGTTTTTCCAGTTTTCTTTGCCGTATTTCCTAGCACCAAAGCCTAAGCATTGGGCTAACAAACGAAGAACAACTGGAGGGATGCAATCAAATCGAGCATCAAGGTGGGATTGTTTACCGCCTTGTTCATTGACGACCGTGTTGTTTTCCTGGGGTGTGGGAGGTAGGTCTAGAACGTTTACTTTGTTCTCGGCAAGAGTAAGTTCTGCTTCTGGTATATCAGTTAACTGACAGTGAATTGTACCGTTTGTCTTTATGTTGATCATTTTGTACAACCAACCCGAAGATGTATGTATTGAACTTTGAATGTAAAATGTAGGTCCGTTTGTACAATCGTAGTACACAGGATCACCTAAGCCAAATTTTGGTGGTGGTACGTTGTCTGGTATGTACGGTTGAATGATATCTTCGGGTATATGGTCTGCTTGATCTATCAACTTTGAGATATTTGTGTCCGAGTATCTGTCGATTGCATACTTCCATCCATGTACTTCGTCGAATGTATGAATAGCTCGTATGTAAACTACATCTTCTGGTGGGCCGCATACAACACGTTCACCTTGCTTAAACTTTGGTGATGGTTTGGGTGGTGGGTCGACGATTGATTCAGCAGTGGCTGGACGAGTGGTTGGAGCTTTGTTTCGAATGAGACACTCTTTGTACATTTCTACTTGGACCTTTCCTGCTTTTATGCCAGCTGGGGGTGAGTCTGATGGAACTACAGCAAAGTTGTGTGAGGAGTGTGCGAAAATGTCTACCAACAAAGCTGGTTTCCATTCGTGTTTTGGTGTAGCTCTCACTACACACTGCATTGGTAAACGATGGCGGTCTTTGACTGTTGGGGTGCGAACGTAGGGGCTGGTGTCTGGGGTCTTGGTCATTTTTTGCTCACGTATTGTTGGATGTTAAATCGTTTGATTTCTTTAGTGGTTTTGAGAGTACAGCCTGCTTTGAATAAGAGAGCTGTACATCCTACTATGTTGTCGAAGAATTCGTTGTCGTGACTAGCGGTGTTAACCCATTCATTCACGATTCGTTGTTCTTTTTGGTTTACCAGCTGTGTAACATCTTCTGCACACAAGTGTTCAGTTAGCAATTGATGGTCCCCAGGATTTTCTGGGATGAACAGCTTGTATGTACCGATGACTCCTGAACGAGCAATGAACCCTCGATGAACGTGGGTTTTCATGCTGTTGGTATCGATCTTTAATAAGTCAACTATTCTGTCCTGGGATGGAGTGGTAAAACAGTGGTAGTGCATTTGCCTGTCACCACTGGTGTTTTCCATCATAGGACGATCTTTGACTCCGTAGAATACCCCTTGAGTACCTACGGTGATTGTTCGGTGGCGACATTCACGAATGGCTCGCAGAACGTGATCGGTTTGCCACATGGTGTCAAATGCGATGTATCTGTGGAGCATTTCGTGTCCATCTTCCCGAACGTAGATGGTGTTGCCAAGAATCTCAGAGAAGTCTCGAACGGCTTGATACATCATGCCTGCAAAATCTTCTCGTTCAATGTCTTGGTATATGTCACACAACTTTCGTTGAATCTTTCCTTTACGAAAGATTACTCCAGGTTGTGGTGGATAGGTTCCATAGTCCACTACGTAGGGCATTAACTGAGTGTCTGAGGCTACAGTCATGTAGCTCAAGAAGTCAGCATTACAGTCAACGTGGGTAACAAGAACCTTACATTGTGCTGGCACTTTTCTCCTGGGGAGGTGGGATATACGGGATACGATTTGTTCAGGCAAAGCTTTGATGGCTTCGTCTTCACTGGTCGTGGTGTCCACTTTGCATTGACATTCATAGTTAAAGGCTTCTTCACCTTCTTCGTAAAAGAATGTCATTGCGTGCTGAACTGCCGACACTTCGATTGGATCGTCTGTGTCCCATTCGTAAGCCCATTCCCAAGTTGCTTCGGCACCTTCGTGGAGTTGATCGTAGTTGTTTTTAACAAATTCGTATGCTCTACGTTGTGCTCGTTCTCGATCACCTTCTACGTGTCGATTGAAGTTCAGTAGCATAGCTCCGTACTGATCCCACAAGTCCATGTTTTTAGGCATGGTTTTGAGCATCGAATACATTGCTACTTCCCATGAAGGTTCGTTCAAAATAAAGTGAGTAGCTGTGTCTCCTTTGCAGTTCGGTGTGATTGTCATGATGGCTCGAATTTTTTTCGAGTGACTTCCACCAAAGAGTGCAGCTCGTTTGATGGTCTTGATAATCTTAGCCGAGACTGCTGGACTTACAGCATCTTTATCTGTTTGAATGTCATCCAACAAAACGAAGTCGGGTCGAATAACTTTACCGGCTTCTGGTCCGTACCTAATCTTTCGAGAAATTCCTCGAAGGTTGTCTTTGGTACGAACTAGAATAATGGCTCCGCTGCTCGGTTCTCCTGGGACGTTTGGGAATCGAATGTAGTCTCCACCCCATCCGGTGTGGGTTGGTTCGCCGTTAAGGGTTTGTTTGTTAGCCTTGACTGCTTTGCCTTCGGTTTGCTGAAAGCATTGCATGATTGTTGGGTAGTATTCTTCTAGAGCATAGTTACCCAGCAACTCTGTCTGCAACTGCTCCATGATGTCCGTAGACTTGTCAATGGCAGACGAAACAATCAGAGCAAACTTGATGTCTCCTTGCAAAACTCCCATGAGCATTTGATTAACTGCACGGGAAGTTTTAGCGAATCCACGAGGTTCTGCTTGAACTAGCTTGCCACGACTTTGTACAATCTTTTGAAATCGTCGAATAGCTTTGTTTTGTTCTTCACCGAACTCTTTTTGGCCGGTGCTATTTGGGAACAGTATTTGGTGTGCTTTGACGTAATCGGATCGTAGTTCGTCTCGTTTGGCTTGCAGTTCTGGAGAGATTGTAACGTCAGCTTTTACGTCGTGAAACATGCTCTTGAGCATTTGATCTCGACGATCGTTCCGACGTTGCATAGATCGTTGACGAGTCAATGCCACCGTTTCTTCTGGGGAGAGGAATTCGGGGGTTGAATCGTCGGCATCAAATTCTGCGAATGGATCAAATCCTTTTGGCATTATTCGAATCCAATGTGTTGGAGTAATTCTACCAGTGGTTGGTTGAGTTGTAGTTTGAGTACATGCCGACCAACACCACTACTGGACGAGGACTTGAAACCGTGAACTAACTTGAGGGCAATCAAGTCTTGCAGTTCTCGGTTGACTCGTTCGATAGACATGTCAGTAAGCATAACAAGTTCGTCTCGGCTACGAGGTTCTTTCATAATATGCCGAACGATCCGCATACGATAAGACTTGTAGTCGATGATGTCTCGAATGACTTTTGCTACCAATTGATGTACCATTTCGTTAGGCTTGTCGAGACCTAGGACAACGGAAGCACAAATGTATAGCTTGGTCAACTGACCGATCAAACGAGCAGGTACTTCGATGATAGGTTCTGATGCTATCTCGTTACCCCGATTGTTTTCTCGGTCAACTTTGGTACGAAGGGTTGCAGCAAGACGAGCAAACTTTTTGATGTTTTCTTGTTCTCTTGGACCAAGGAGCACGTTGATGTTCTTTTGCATTAAAGCATCAATGAAACCTTTGGCTGCTGCAATAACTGGAGTTTCTGGAGGGAGAGCTGATGGATCATTAGCTACTGCCATAGATCGAGTTAACATACGATCTTCGATTAGTCCACGATCACGGTCTGACAAGTCCAACTCGAAGTCTAAAAATCTCTCCCCCAGGAAAGATTGGTCGGACCTACGTAGAACGTGAGTCCCACACAATACCATCGTAGAACGAATGTTGCGGTAGTCGTGGGCAACCATGTTTTTGTAGAACGTGGAACTATCTTTGTCGTAGAAGTCTCGGAGTTCTGAAAAGATTTTCTCTACGTTACCTTCTCGCATGAGGGCATCAGCATCTTTAACGATGAGTGTCTTGCCTGCGATGAGAGGGATAAGAGAAGCATCTTGTCCGTTGTCATCCTTCCAACCAGAAAACAAACCTGTAAATGTAGACTTGAGCACTACTTGTTCTGAACCACCAACAACTTTAGCGATGGTAGTTTTACCGGAACTTGGAGCACCAAACATACGAATCCATAGTTGTTCGCCCTCTATCCTGGTGGAGTAGATGGATGACAATACTAGGAGTAGTCCTAGCTTCATGGGTTCGGTTGTGTGAAATACTTGTTCGTATCGAGCAACCAGTTCATCGAACGTGGTGCATGAAGTATCAGCAACGACAGTCTCCATTGTGGTCTTTACAACCACGACGTTTTCTGGAGACGTGTATGGGGTTTTCCATTCTTCTAGTTTGGAAAATGAACCTCGACCGTACTCTCGATAAACGTCGTTAAGATCGTAACCTACAGGCTTGTCTTCGGGATACCGAATGTAGCTGATGGACTTTGGCTTGTAGTGGCTGGTAGCGATATGGCTGAGAATAACTTTCTCAAATCCTGCTTTACCAGAAGGGTCGTTGTCGTAAGCAAACACAACGTGTTTGTCTGCCAAGATTTCACACCAACTTGCTTTCCATACCCCGGCCCCAGGAACTCCGATAGGAGATACGTGATGTCCACCGATAATGGCACGGGCAGCAAGACGATCCCAGTGACCTTCGGAAATCAAAATGGTGTCGCAGGTGGTTTCTTCCCAGTTCATGAGTGTATGCTCAATTCCTGGGGAGGCCATGATAATCCACTTGTCTGCCCATTCTCCGGTGTGTTTGTCTTGTTTGCGGACTAGGGCAACTTTGTACAAGTTGTTTAGTTTGCCGTTCTTAAACGTGGGAATCAAATACGAACCATTTAGGTCGTTGTATTTGATTCCGGCGTCTTGAATGCAAGATAAAGGCAAGTCTCGTAGAGAAGAAATGAAATTGGCGGTGCGAGTTACGTTGTCGAAAGATTCGTACAAGTAACGTAGGAATTGAACTGGATTGCCACTCTTCATACAGACTTTGCAGTCCCAGAGAAATGTCTCTCCGTTGTAGAAAAAGTGAGATTGTTTTTCGCAGAATGGGCAGTCCATAATGAACTGATCGCCATGCTGTTGGGCTATGATCCCTGTGTGAAATTCGAACAAATGCACGGTACAATACCTTTCATCGGCTGTGTTTTAGGATGCGGTCTCTCATTCGGAGCAAAGAATCTTTGTCTTGCTCCGTAGGAAAGTTGAGTTCTTCGTCGATCAGTTCCAAGATAGCTTTGTGCTTGGCTTGGTCTGATAGTTTGGAAGAAAGTATTTTTTGTATGGCAAGCAAGTTTGCTTTGAACAATACAAGTTTTTCGGTAACGGTCAAAGGTTGTGGCATAGTTATTTCGATGCTAGAATGTCTTGAATGATTGGGTTGGTTTCGTCACTTGGGTGGTACTTGATTTCCCAAGTAACGTCGCAGGTTGGAATGTACTTACGACCAGCACGGCTGATCGTCATGCACTTGGAATCGATAATCCTGGGGAGAGCTGATGTGATTTCTACTTCGGTATCGAGTCCGTCGTGTATCTGGGAGTTCATGGAACAATTGAATCGTTTGTAGTCAGGGTTTGCAGCCCAGGCTATCATTGCTTCAGTCATGATCCAACCAGCACTACCTTGAACAAAGTAGTTGCAGGCCGTGTATGCTTGATCTGGATTAACGTCGAGTCGGTATCCACCAAAAGTGCTTACGCTGAATACTCGATACTTGACGTAGTTCTCAGAAGCCATAGCAATACGGGTCTTGGTGAATTGAGTTACACCGGGAAATTTAGCATTGATGCGAGCACAGTAATTAGGTGGATTTTTACCACCGTGATAGCTCTCATTGATCTTGTTTTCAGACCCACCATAAAGCAAAGAAAAGTTACCGGATTTGATGTTCGTATACTTTTTGAGAATACGATAATCTTCGTCGGTGAGTAGCTTTTTAGGTTTGTCTTTGATAGCTCCAATGAGTTTAGCTTCGGCAGGGTAAACAATCTCCATGATAATCTGGTGAACAGACATGCCTTGCTCAAACAATGCGATCAGTTCTTTGTTACCGATAACGTAGGCCCAAATACGCAACTCGATGTTTACTAAGTCAGTACACACCCACACTTTTCCTGGGGGTGGACCGAATAGGTGCTTGAGTTCGTTGTCGGTGTTTTGGTCATTGGGGTTGGATGAAGACTGTCGTGTTTCTCTGGTGCCTGTGATGTTGAGGTTAGAGTGTGTACGATTGTTTTCGTCAACCCAGTTTAGTATCCCTTCGATGTCTGTGTTTTGTTTTTGAAGTCGTTTGTATTTGGCTAGTTTGGTTAGTGCTGGTGATTGATGATCTTCAAAATAGGATTTGAGTGCTTTCTTGTCCATAGCAGGTTTGGGAACTTTACCCTGGGTGTAGTATTCTACAGGAATTTTAAGCCGGTTATGGATCAAGTCGATCAAGTGGTCCCGACTGTTGGGATTGAAACGATACTTGATGTCTGCAATTCGTTTGATTTCCCAACGTAGTTCTTCCATACGTTTGGTGTTGGATTCCAAGATTTGTCGAGCTTCTTCTACGTAGAAGTATTTGCCTGTAGATTGCATGTCATAAGCAATCTTGAGCAATTCTTTACGAGTGCAGTACACGTCCCACAAACCGTCGGACATTAGACCGATACGGAAACAACTCCACAACAACCAAGTACGTTCAGCATCCCGACCACCGTAAGTGGCACAAGATTCTGGTGCAAGCCAATAGTCTTGTTTCCAAAAGCTAGTACCAGTTTTACGAAGTCCTGGAAAGTGTCTGTGTCCAGCTTTGGCTACGTCGTATCCTTTGATTCTAGCTTGTTTAACAGAATCTTTTACTGCGTCGGCTAGAGCAACTTCATCGTCATCCCAGTAGTCGCAATACTTGATTGCAAGGTCTTTCAAGTTGTGTGTGTCACCAGAACAAATGGCATGAGAAGCAAGCAAAGTATCTTCTATCCGACCCCAGAAAGAAGAAATGTCTACTCCGATTGAAGCAAGTGCTCGCATATCGAACGTAGTGTTATGAAAAATAATACGAGTAGCTTTTGCTACAAGATCGGTAAACGAACGTAATTCATCTTCATCCCAATACACGTCTCGATTATAAGGATTGACTTGTCCTTGCCAAACGTAAGTGTAGGTTCCGTCACAAGCTGTAATCATAAACGGACGACAGCCATGAAAGAAATCTAACCCAGTGGTTTCTGTGTCGATTGCTAGGAGCATAACAAACTTTCTACGGAACGAGTTATGAATTACGAACGAATGAACTTACTCGGTGTTTCCAAGCAGCTACAGTAATTCGATGAAGATTGGGAGAATTGGCATCCCAGTTGGCGTCTGGTGGAATAAACTCGACTTCACAAGGACGTCGAATCATTCCGTTAATCATTACGGAGATACCTCTGGGTGGGTTTGGGTAGTGGACGTACCGGACTGATCCGTTGATATAGATGAGTTTTGCGGAAGGTGGTTTGGGTGGGATGGGTTTAGACACCAGTAGGTTCCTTGACAGTAAGTGTTGAGAGTATTGACTAGGTGTTCGTAACAACGTGGAGCTTTTTCTGGAAGCTTTGCCAAGCCGTTACCGTATCCGTTTGTGTGAAACACAATTGCATGAGTTTGACGAAGTTTGTGAATCTGTTTCATATCTTCGGCTAGAAGATATTTGAACATCATCAAGTCGTAGTCGTAAAAGTATGCAGTAGCGTTTGTCTTGGGTGAAATCTTAGTACGAATACCAAACGTGTTTGGACAGCGACGAATAAAAGCCTGTCCTTGTGTTCCGGTACGTTCTGTGTTGTCACCGAAGATAAAGACTTTGTCTGGGTGTGTTTGGCACAATAAGGGAGATAGTGGTGTGTCTACAAGGTAGACTGCACACAAGTTTTCCTGGGGTGGGATGATGAGTTTCATGGTGTTTCGTCGACTAGTCTTGTAATAAATTCAAGACTGTCGGTGAATTTTGGGAGTTTGTTTCGGTTGTGGTGGTGTTTCTTGATTGGTGGTGGAGACGTTGGGTACTTGACATGAAAATCCGTTCTCGCTATAACTTTGGCCATACCGTCGGCAATCTGTTCGAGGGCCACTCCCAAAACATGGGCTGACTCTTGAGCAGATTTAATGACCATATCTACTTGTTTAAGAGACAGTCCTGCGTTAGTAAGTTTGGTTTTGATTCGTTCGAGTTCTGAGGGTGGTGGGCCGTTGCTGCTCATGAGGGTTTCCTTGATAAGGGGATGAAGTAAACAAAAAGAACCAGTGTGGAGTCGAACCACAGTCTGCACTTTAAAAAGGTGCTGCTCTACCGTTGAGCTACTGATTCTAACAACACTTTACCAGTTAATCTTGAGCAATTATAGGTACGGCTCAGAGTAGTTGTTACACTGTAAGTCGTTATTATCCTAAAAGATTAACTAGGGCACATGCCTCTAGAGAACATAAAAACTCTAGTGCTGTGTATCAACAAAATGAGTCAGACAGGAATCGAACCTGTATTCACGCCTTAAACGGGTACCACACACATTACTGTGCTCCAATTTCGCGTTCTACCATTGAACTACTGACTCAAAAAGATCGACGGTCCGTCGGTGTATCCCACCGATATTCTTTCCGCGACTTTAGGCAACCCTTAGTAGTGTCAGATTGCAACCGTCGATCTTGGGTTTCGGCTAATTGTTAAATTCATTATTTATAGTTTCATGTTTGAATTCCTGTGTAATGCGAGGCAAGACCCGCTAGTAGTGTTTCTGTTTACCCCGGTGCCCTCTAAGGCTCGTCTGCTTGCAGCTTGCTCGTACCGGGTTAGCAGGGTTGAAAAGAACCGGGCAGGACTGGCTACCTGCTTTGTCTTACGACAGTTTTACCTAGGAGTTAAACTACCGGCTCTGTAGATTGCTTAGGGCAATCACTCCCTTATTGCTCTTTGGGTTGAAGGAACCGTACCTTAAGTGAACCCCGTTGGATACCAGTTTTTCTGGGGGTTAGGGGTTAGTGCAACGGTCCCAAAGAGCTAATCGCACAAGATAGTTGCAAACCAACCGTAACATCGGAGTCGTTGGTTGTAGCCATAAGCTACTCCTGATTCTCGGATTGATCGGCTAGAATAACAGCATTGCTTGACTGCTTCTTCTCCTGAGACGGTTGAGAATCCAACTCCTTCGTATCTGGCTCCACCGAAACTTCCACCGACATGGCAGCATCGTTGCATTGCGGCTTGTCGTTCGGCCTTAGATTGGGCAAGTCCTCGTACTGGGGCCGTAGCAATCCTAGCTGTGGTGTAGGTGATATTACCGGCTGCATCGACTGTCGCAGTAAGAACTTGACCCGTTGTATCGACGATACGTTCAACGACGGCTCCAGTGGCTCGAACTGTATTGGAAACGACGGTCCCGGTAGACTGTACAACCGAGCCAACAACAGCAGCTGTTCCATAGACAGTGTTTCCAACCACCCTTTGGACCACACCGGGAGAATTGTAACAGCGACCGTTTGAACAAGAGGTTTGTTGTCCATCGACGACAAACCCGTTGTTTCTTGAGACGACGGTTTGTTGTCCATGACTGAGTCCTGATAGCAAAAGAGTAACGATCAAACACACAAACGTAATTGGTGACTTCATGAGTCTTTTCTCCATAAAATTGCTGACTAATGGCCTAGTCAGCCGAACGTACCGAGGCTCATTCGGGTAATGTAGTTAAGTCAACCCTGTGCTGACTTAACAAACGAAGTGGATGGGAGTCCCACGATAGCTAAGTTTTGTACGAAGTATAAACTTAGCTATCCAGGTTAGAAGCTAAGATGACTTTCTCGTTGGCAGGATTGTCGATGCCTTTGATCTGAATCTTTCCTGATCCAGCAAAGACGTCAACGACTTTCCAAGACTGTTCGAGATACTTGACCTCAGCTCCAATTGCCGGCAGTCCGGCTGGGGGAGCAGTTGGGGTTGGTGCTGCAACAGGAGTTGCAACAGGAGCAGGAGCAGGCATTCTCATCGGTGGCATGACGCTGTCGTTGGCTTCGATTACGGTGTCCATAGTGGACAATCGAATCGACTTACCATCTTCACCGTATTGATCGGCATAGATGATCCAGTGAAACGCAAGACCTTCTTTGGTCAAGAAGTAGTCGCCAATCTCGCTAACAGATTGGTGTCCTGATCGGATTTCCCTGGGGAGTCCGAGTTTCTCCATGTCGTTCAAGAACATCTCGAACCGTTGAGCAGAAGTCATCTTCGCTGAGTCACCGAACCACCAAACTTTCTTCAAGGTTTTGCCTTGGTGATCTGGATGGTCGACGATTGGCAACACCATTTCGCAGAACGGTGTACCTACCTTGGTAGTACCGTCAGCTTGCAGCTTGTCTTTGGTGCTGTTAAACGAGAAGCCGGTCACGATACAAGTACCGCTGGCTCCCAAAGGAACAGGGACGTTGGACAATCGGGATTCTGCTGTCTTGGCCTGCTCGATTGCGTTAGCGTTACGGCCAATGAAGGACTGGAATTCTTGAGATACTGCTGACTTTTTCATTTGAAAATACTTTCTTACTTTGAAACACAAATGTTGAGTCAAGACTAACTGTTAGCCTGACTTGTGAGAGAACAACTGAGACTAGGCTCCTTTCTTGTATGCCTCAGGAAAATGTTTGAAAAGGTTGGTCCAGGCTTCCTGGGGTGATTGCCCCATGGGAATTACTGGTGGCATACTCCACCGATTTTTGGCTTGGTGTGCTGTCGAAAGAGTCGTGTAGATAAGACGATTGTTCGATTCAACAGCTTTCCCTTCCATAGCTAAACCGGATGCTTTTTCGGTCACACGATTGATAGCTACGTCGAGGTTGAGAAAGAAGATAAATCCGGCCCAGGCTGTAAGAGTGCTTCTCATACCAAGACCTTTGTCGCCATCTTCCATATTGATCACGTGACACAAAACGTCTGCACCCATTGTATTGGGTAATGGGATTGTGCCTACGTGTCCAATAAGAATAACGTTAACTCCTTGATTGACTTTGGTTGAACAAGCGTCAAGGAATTGTTGCAACACTTGTGGTGATTCTTTACGAACACCAGACGAGTATGCGTGAAAATCTTTGCTGTTGTTCTGGTAGTACATACGTAGAACGTAATCAAAGATTTTGTTCTGCAAACCTTTGGTGCTGTCGATAACAACAGTACCTTTCATGACTTTGCCTACAGCCGAAACAAGTTGCTCGAAATTGTCGATGACGTAATTCACCGAATTTTCTGGAACTTGTTTGACCATTTCAAGGTCTTGATAGCCGGTTTCACCCACTGACATGCAATGGACTGGACCTGGAAATTGGAGTGCAAGGCTGGTCTTACCCATACCTTCACGACCATAAATAACACCGGATAAACCACGAGACAAAATAATTCTCCTAAAACAAGAGGGACGGACAGACTACGAATTGTTGTCTGCTTTTCGGGTAGCATCTTCTGGGGTGAAGGTGCCGGTTGGGTATCGTTTACGAAGTTTGGCTTCGTTTGCGTTGAGAATGTCTTGGAGAGCCAAGTCAAGGTCAACAGTAGCAAACACAGTGATGAATGCCCAGAAACCACGAATGTATATCGGGAGTAGTGACCAGTCTGCTGTACAGTAGTACAACACACGTTTGACGTAATCCAGGAAACCTTCAACGTACTGTGGAAAGTCGATTGTTTCGTAATTCTTGTACGTCGGAAGTAACTCGATGTACTCGTTACACAGCATCACAACAGAGATTTCCATCACTGCCAGTTGCATACGTTTGTCGAGGGATTCGGCAGACAAGTAGTCTCCGTGTTTTTCATTCAAAGCACGGTCGAAGATCAACGTGTATGGATGATTGGTGGGGCCTTGTTTGGTCAGCAAGTCAATGATTTCATTTTCATCACGACCAAATAATTCCTGGGGTGGGATGAGGGTGACGTTTTGCGAATGATAAGCTTGAAGTTTGAGTACTTGTGTTTCTTTTGATGGTCCATCATACAAGAGTTTGTAGGGTACATCGATTGGCATTGCAAGATTTTCTTTTGAAGTTGTTGCGACGTACTTGTCCATGGTGTTTTCCAACATGGCGACGTAGTAGCACAAGTCTCCGAGTTCTTTGATGTATGCAGTTCGAGCTGCTTCTCGATTGTCTTCAGAAAATAGATAGTCGAGTCTGGCTTCAGCCCATTCCAGTGTTTCTCCGGCGATGCCGAGAGTACAGTGGTTGAAGTCGTCACGAACGATATGTTCTGGGTCGGTAAATTGGCTGGCTGCAAACGTGGTACGAACAAAGTTGTGGTACGGGTTGGTACGAGGACGAATTTTCATTAGTTTTCTCCGTGGAGTTCTTTGAACAGGTGAGGGACTGGAACAAGGGATTCGAGTGGTAAAACTCCAGTAAGATACTGATAATAGTCTTTCTTAAACTTGTCAGTACGAGCTGGATCGAACAATCGAAGTGGACGACGATGGAACAAGTGGTTGTAACAGTCAGGATTGAATGGATCAAAACTGTCTGAGAGGGTATACTCGTACATGTAGCAAAGACCGTCGATGATTGGATCGAGAGTAACCTTGCGGTAGTTGCTGACGAGTTCTTCTGGGTGGGAGAAACAGTGTTGGTCTAGCCACATGAACTTGTTTTTGGACACTGGGTAGTCTCGGTAAGGAGTACAAGTGTTGTAGATTCGGTTGATGTAGTAAGGAATACGTTCTCCGATGTTACGAGCTGGACAACCAAACTGGACTTCTGGAATACGAATGATGTCGTAAATCACTTGGTCTGTAGTCTGGCCTAGCACTTGCATTGCGTGTAGGTACATGTTTAACTGCAAGTCGGTGTGGATTTCCTGGCGGTGTTGTTGTTTGTCGTGATATCCTTTGCATTTGTGTTCTATGAGGACTGGTAAATCGGGGTCAAACGAATAACCTGCTGGGTTGAATGGGGTTAGAGGAGTACCAATACCGTCGATCTTACCCATAAGGGAGACTCGATGATTTTTGGTGTGATACTCAAACTTGAATTGTTTTTCGGTCTCGATTTCGTAAGAAAGTTTGTAACTGTCGTTGTACAACTTCATCATTTCCATTACAGAATGGAGTGTGTTTGCTTCAACGTGAGCATAGCCTTCTTCAAGAGTGACGAGTTGTTGTCGTAGATCGTCGAGGTATCCCTGGGTGAGGTTGTTGTAAAGGATTGGGTAAGGTAGGGTAAGTTCCAGCAATAAGTGAAACTCGTTACCCCAAATTAGGTTTTGATTGACTGGTGACGGTTCTTCTAGACCGCAACCGTAATACAAGACAAAACTGAACGGGTCTTGTAGATACTTGCCGAGTAGCGACTGGGTTATTCCCCCGTCGACTGGGCCTTTCCATTTCCATTGCATGAGTCTGATTCCTGGGGTGAGTGATGTTGAATTTGTGCATTCTTTGCTTCTTGTTCTTTTCTAACAGAGTTTTCGCATCTCACCAACTTGTGCCGCCAATCGTCGTAATAGAAACCTGTTCCGTAACAAGTAGGACATGGACCTAGATCAAGAGAACCAATCATACCATTTTCGGAACAGTAGTTTCCTTCGGACTCTAGTTCTTTCCGTTCTTCTTCGGAATATTTTGGTTGATGGCTCATGAGTTTGGTTTTTGGGGTGAATAAGGAGAGTGTTGAATTTGGTCTTTTCGGAGAGTATAGTCGTGTTGGGTGTTTTTACCTTCGATTCGAATAACTACCAAACTTGGTGTGGGGTGTAGCTTTATGTCTGGAATTACAATTCCAATACGACCGAACTGAGGGTGAAGTTTGTCAATGACTTCGACTGTGTCCCCAGGGTGGAAGTCAGGTGTAGGTTGGGGTGGTTCGTTCAACAGTTCTTGAACGAACTCTTGAGATACGTCGGGTTGAGTCTTGCGTCGTATGCCGGAAATAGGTAGTGGGTTTCGTGGTGACGCATCGTACTTGTCAAGGTCTTGAGGATTTGGATAAGTCAAGATTTCTTTTAAAATTTCTTCGGCTTCCTTCCTACGCCTAACTTTTAGGTTGGCTTCGGATAGAATGGCGTTCATTCGGGCCAAAGTTTCTATGTCGGATTTCTTGACAGGAGTGGTGGCGGGCTGAACAAATTCAAGTTGGTCTGATGCTAGGTAGTGAACTGAGTCTGCTCTTTTGTGACTTCGGACTACCCAAGGATAGTCTGTTTTTTCTAAAAGAGTACCAAGTTCACGGTGGCATGGATGACACGGGTCTGTTACTCTTACTGTGTCTCCGACTTTCCATTCATTTGGTGGTCGATTTGTCAGTAAGTGGTCGACTAGAGTGTGTGGGTTTCCTGGGCAGTTGAATACATATTGAATGTAGTCGAGGAATTGTTCGAGGGTGCAGTCAAGTAAGAATGTTGAGAATGTGCCACCACCCATATGGTAGGTGACTTCACAAAGTTCTTGATTGACTCCGTTGGCTATCACAATACGAATACCGCAGAGTGTCACTGATTCAAGGTTGATGATTCGAGTGACATTGGATTGATCGGTAATTTTTACGAAAAACACGGTGAGAGTTCCTTAATGAATTCTAGGAGTTTGCGAGCTTCACGTTTTACTTCGAGTAGCTTGTACTCTTGTTTCATGAATTTGGTAGTGGAAACACCAAACAATTTGATGCACGGAAGTGAACAACGGTAGTATGCCATAGGCAACGTGCCTAGGTATACTACACCTTTGGGTTTGAATGAAGCAATCAGTTCGTCAATATGAGGGGAACAAATGGTTGTTTCGGCTCTACTGGGGGATCGACCGTAGTTGAGTGCTTCGATCGATGCTCCAACAGTTTCGATAGATTCGGTAGCTTCGTCTTGGTCTGCACAGTAAATTTCTTTACCATCTGGACCGTGCAACTTGACTATATCTCTGGTCATACAACCTACGAGGTTAGTCATACAGTATTGAATACTGTGTCGGGTTTGGGCAAGGAGTCCATCGACTAATCGTCCTGAAATTCCTGTAAAAGGTCGTCCTGTGAAAGTATCGACGAGTTCTGGTCCTTCTCCGATGAAGAGAAGTCGGATTGGGGTGGTTCCTCCAAAAAGGTGAGTCCCGTCTCGTCGAAGGGCGACGTATCTTCGTCCAACAGAGAGGCCGCATTTTCGACATCCAGACCAGTCGGCATGGCCTGAATGACAATAGTTGTTGAAATGGTAGCGTGGTACCGAATTCCCGACAGAAGTTGATTCAGTTTTTCTAGGCTGCATGATCGGGTTCCTGAGAGGATTGCATGAAAGTTGGGTGGATTAAAACCGATCTTGTCGCAGTAGTCTTTATAAGACCCTGAACTGTTACGATCGATTAGTCTTTTTATTGAGGAGCCTTCTCGCTGCTTCAGCAAGATTACCGGGTTGATGTTCTGGTCGTTTGATCGAGGTAAAATCAAACTTTCGGATTGCTGGGTTAACTCGTTCGATAACCCGCTTAATGGTAGCGATTGTTCGTTCTGGTTCATCTTTTAGGTCCGCTGACATAAAGTAAAGTAATACCCATCCTGCTAAGATTAGGTCGTTGTGTTTGTTGTAGTCTCGTTGCATACCCTTGTATGACAAATGACCTGTTCCGTATCCTTGGAGTTCGATTGCAATCCGTTCGGTTGGAAAACAGAAGTCTAGTTCCCATTCCCGAGACAAATGTACGGTGTGGTGATGAACAATAGGATAGGTCGAATGTTGCTTCCAAAGTTGATGAAATGATTCTTCAAAGTTCGAATCGTACATCTTCTGGGTCGGTCGGTACTTTTTTCTCATAAGGTCGTTCTTCTGAAAATACGAGTCCTTGTATACCCAGGAGTAACAGACACTTCCTTGCTTCCATCAAGAGAGACAAAGCTTTTTGCATCTGATCCGTAATCAGAACGTAATTGTCTGTACGAATGTTGATGTTGGTGTTCTCTGGTGAAACTGGAAATCCAGGTAAATCTGCGATTTCGTTGATCCACGGATGGTTGTAACGAAGAGTCGACAATTGAGCTGCTATATGAACAGCATCGTCGATATGGGTGTAAAGAACTCGTTCTAGTGGGTTTCGAGTCATGAGGGAATTTCCTGGAGTGAGAGTTATCGAGGTCGGTGGTCTATCAGGAGTACCTGATCTGATTCGTATTTGTCTGGTTCTACCAGTTGCCGACAGGTTGAGTATTCGGGTTTAAGCCAAGTTTCTACACCTTCGTCAGCATAATGTTTGGCTGCAATTTTTCTAGCTTCTGTAGCAGACGTAGCACAAACTAGCATACTGTCAATTACATCGTACTGCAACGACATTTTTTTAGTTCTACGCAGTATGTAGAACTGACGTTTAACTGTCATAGTTTTGTTCCTGAAAGTGTGACAGTTGGGATGTTTGATTTGTAGTTTTTGGGTTCGTAAGTTTTGTGTAAACTTTCGACACCGATAGCTTCACCTGACTTGTGTTCGTGCAGGTAAACTTCTTGATCCAGTTCTTGGGCGTCCATCAAAGAAAGCAAATGTAGCAGTTCTTTGTAAGTCATATGGAACTTAGGGGTTGGAGCGGGCATCGGTTGTTTCTCCTATGGGTTTGTCACAGTTTTCTTTACGGAAGTAGTGGATGCCTACCGGACAACGTGGGACTCCGTATTCGGAGTAACCTTCAAATTCTACTTTGAGGTACTGACCGATGTAAGTGTCTTTGTAGGTGAGTATTTGCTGACGTTTGGCATGAGTTCCCTTAAAAGAACACTTGAATTCTTTGCCGGAACTTGTTTCACAAACAAACACACCTTGCTTGTTTGTTCCTGGGATGACGTCGACGATGAGGAATTCGTTGTCTACGAATGCTTTCATCTTGAGCAATGATGTTGATCGTTTGTTGACTTCGTAGGGAGCATTGCTGTTACGAATCATCATACCTTCGTAACCAGCAGCTCGATAAGTGTCAAATTGCTCTCGCAGTTCTTCTTCTCCTGGGGGAGTGTCGTGTAGGACGGTGTGTACCATCTTAAATGGGCACTTGTGAGAGAAGTAGGGTAGGTTTTTGAAAGTAGACTTTGGGTCGGTTCTCCAACGGATGTAGACTTCTTCGAGTTCGGAAACGATTCGTTCTGCTTCGAGTACACGGTCTTCAAATGGAGCTTCAGTGTCGATGATGTCGAATACGTGGTACTCGATTTCTTTGCATATAGCATAGTCTGGACGACTACGCATAACGTATGATTCGATTGTGCTCAGGGGAGTGTTGGGAATGATTAGTTCCCCGTCGAGCTTGATGCCTTCCGGTAGTTTGGATATGTACAGCTCGATATGAGGACAGGACATGAAGTACAAGTTTCGTCGAGACAACAGTCCTTCACGGGACATGATACATCGAATGCCGTCGAGTTTGGGTTGCAAGGCAACTTTGTCGAACTTGACGTTACCCTTGTATTCTTGAGCCAACATGGGTAGGTCGGGTGAAGCTGTCGGAATCGTTTCGGTAAAACCTTTACGATCTTTTTGGTGACGAATACGACTGTGATATTCATCGACCGCTTTTTCTGGGGTGACTTCGATGACTTGAGAGCCGTGTTGAGATACTTCGGTAGAAGTCTTGCTACATCGACCCCAAGTAACAGTGAGTACGTTGTTGTTAACGGTGGCTGTCCACCAAGTAACGTCGTTAAAGTTGTTCAGTTTGTAGAGAGTTGTTTGCATAATTGTTTGTGGGTGAGTGAGAGTGAGAGAAAAAGAAGGTTATAAGGACAAGCGAATTGATTCTGTGGGTACACCTATAATCGACTCAATGCCGTTATAGATTAGATTTAGGCGTGCTCCACGTGCCTGTGTTCCTGGTAGAAAAACTTGTAGTATTTCTGCGTTTCCGGTAAAACTTTGTGGGTTTTTCTCAAAGATTTGCAACAAAGCTTCTAAAATTGTTGCAAGTTTGATCATACGTTCGTTTTGAAGATCTGCATATTCTTCTGAACTGAATCTTCGGTCAACGTAGCTGTTCATCAACACCGTGAGGTAGAGTTGTTGAGCAAATTCTTGACCAAAGTGTTTTTGTAGATCAAAAAACTCAATTTTGACGGCTTCTTGGGCTTGGTCCTTGGTGATAGGGATGTTGTTCATAAGGTTGTGCAGCAATTCGTCAAGAGGGTGTCGGGCATCAAAAGGGTGTTGTTCGTTGGTCATGGATTACTCTGCGTAAATGTAGTAAAGGTCTCGTTTGGTACGGGTGTGTGCAACAAAATCAATGTTGATTTCTTGCTTGATTTCGATGTCAGTTTTTGCTCGTTCTGACGGAACTGGTGGATTTAGGATGCCAATAATGTCGGCTTCCAGTCCTTTTGCTTTGTGAATAGTACACAAAGTGATGTGTTTGATGCCTTTTGGTGGTTTGAGTAGGGACTGTACCAGTGGTTCGAACTCTTCGATACTGTTACAGTCTTTGAGGATATGGCGGATACAGTCGAAACGATCGGCTGTAGCTTGTTTTGCCATTGGACTGCCAGCACGAAGGCAAAGTTCTTCGTAACTAGCAAGTTTGAGTAAAAGATCGTCGATATTCTTGGCTTTACGGTTTTGTACAGTAGAAATCAAGGATTTTGCCAGTGAATCACCCAAAGTTCGACAAGGAATTTGGTTTTTGACCAGTTGTAGTGCCAGTTTCATCAACGGAGCATTGTATCGACAGATAATCATTGGGCTGTTTTCGACCATAGATCGACTCCATTCAACGATGTTTTCTGCTCGAACTTTACCTACAATTCCTGGGGTGCGGTCGGGTAAGGTGCGAATTTGAGCTGACGGACAGATTGTGTTGGCTGTTTGGGCCATGTTTGGTGGTAATCTGAACGAAAGTCGTAAAGGAAGCTGTGTAGAACAGTGTTCTGCGATCTTGCTGATTGATTCTGGGTCTGCACCTGTCCAAGCATTGATAGCTTGGTTAGTGTCACCCACAAAAACCAGGTTACGACACAGTTTGAAGGACAACGCCAGTCTAGCAGGACTTAAATCCTGACATTCGTCTACAAAACCGATTTCGTACAAGGGTTTTGGTAACATAAACAGGGCTAACCACACTTGGAGCATATGACTTATACCCAATTGACGGTGATTTGCAGACTTCATAGCCCGAATAATCTCGGATGCTTGCTGACAAATGTCTGGATGAATCTTGTACGGAGCAAGATCACTGTATTTGGCTTGCATCAAATACATGTTTTCTTCGGTCACTTCGAGCAATTCTTCTTGCAGTTTTTCTACAAAACGGAAAGAAGTGATCCAAGAAAACCTGTTTTTGTCACTAGAAAGGGTACGTCCAGTGACAGTTTCGATCAAACGGTCGGTATAATCCTTTTTGTTGAGAGGAACGTATCCGAGTGCTCGTTGTAGTACCTTGTACCCCCAACCGTGGTGAGTCTTGACTTCTGACTCCGAATGGATACGATTTTTAAGATCGTCTACAGTGGTGTTGTTGTAAGCCAAATAAATGGCAGGCAACGGCTCACCGTTCTCTTTCCTGGGGAGAGACTCCCTGCACCAGTTGTAGACTGCGGCTTGTTCTTCGGTGTGACGGAACTTTTGTAGCCATAGTTCTGGTTTGGTGGTACGATAGTAGATGTAGGCATCGACGATTGTGGAAGTTTTACCACAACCGGGTCCGGCATTGATTAGTAAGTGTGGCATGAGAGTTATTTGTTGGAGTAGGGTGTAACTAATTTGAAGGTGGAAGTTTGAATTCTGTGAGTCGTGGTTTTGGTCCCACGGGTCACAACCATTCTTTCGTTGAGAGGGTCGAACTCAAGGACGTCAAACGTGGTTCCTCGTTTGTAAGGAAACATACTTCGTAGTAGTTTACCTTTGGTGAAGATTACTAATCCTGGGACGGTGGAACTGATGACACAAGATTCGTAAGAGAACATTTTGTTCATGACAAGTCCTTGTACATTGTGTAGCCTAGTGGAACTAGGACTAGAAGTATTGCGGGAAGTTCGATGTAAACGATGAGCCAGTCGAGAAAATCAAGCATTGTTGTCCTCGTATGCATCTATGTCCTCGTTGTCTTGTTTTTTGTACAAGTTGTCGGCATATTCTGCATAAATCATTTCATGCAGTTCTGCTATCAACTTTTTTTCTTCTGGGGTGAGTCCAGGACAGGGTTCTGGGGCTATCGTAGGGAACATGTATGCTCCGCTGTATAGTCCGAGCATGTAGCAGACGGCTGCAATGATTGCGATGCCTGCGATGGTGGGAAACATTTGTGGTGTGACGTAGATAAATGAGAGAGTCATGAGTGTGAGAGTTGGTTAGAGGGAGCTGGACGGGGTAAGTGGAATTGGAGTTTGGAGTAGGAGTAGGCAAGTCACTGGTACTACTACCGATCCTGGGTTTCTGGCTTGGAATCGTTCACAAACCAATCGCCATTCACCAGTTTGGGTACGATAAACTTGAGTAGCTTCGTACACAGTGGTTGGTGGAAACCGTTGGAGTTTCCTGGGGACGTTGATGCCGTTGAGTACGACTAGCTTTCCTGGTAGTTCGGTTAGTAAGTCGTAGGCTGACGAGTACGTGGTACGTTGAAGGGTCTGTGGTGAATCGGTAAGGACGTTGCAGACTACAAGTTGAGTTGGACGACAAGACTCGTTATACTCTAGGTATACCGGCATTTTTTCGAGAACAATACCAAGAGATGAAACATTGAACGAAGTACTAACTGGTGTGTCGTCCAGTTTGTAACTGATACGGGTGAGAGTTATGTAGCTCATGGTGGGTCTTTTTTAGGTTTGAGTAAAGGTTCGAGGCCGAGAGATTCACGAAGATTGTTGAGGATTGTACGACGTTCGTCTGTCCAAGTGGTGTTGGCATGGCCTTCGCAGTAATAGGCTTGGTCTCTAGAAACAGGATTTACGGAGTAGTCGTACATTACGTCGATTTCGTGGTATGTACCGAAGTCGTGAGGGTTGGAAGTGGTTTTGAATCTAACAAGACAACCTTCTTCGGGCCACTTGAGTAAGATTTCTTCGAGTAGTTGTTGTTTGTACAAACTGAGTTCTAGTTTGCACAAAGTACGGTAGTGTGGACTTTTGAGGTCTGCTGCTATTTCGTCAGCAGGACAAGGACCAATGTTGAGGGATTCCATGAGAGTTACTGTGGGTTTTGTGGGTTAGAGTGGTAGTCGATCAAAAACTGGAGTCGACGTAAGCCTTCTTTTAGACCTACTTCGTGTGTACAGTGTTCCCATCCTGGGAAGTTTTTGTCGATCGAAAATTCAGAGAGATAGTCATGCGGAGCACAAAGTGTTACAAAGTTATTGGGATAGAACAGAAATTCTCGTTCAGCATTGGTTAGGCCTAGCCAGTTTTTAGACGCTTCGGCTTCGTCGGCATTCGGATCGGCTTGTTCGGCTTTGTAAGAATCAAGCAACAATGCATTTGTGAAACCGATCATACATCCACAAGAACCGCAGGTGTGATTTGTGTTGTCTTGTACCAACAACTTCAAAGCTGTTTCAAAATCTGGAGTTTGAGTATCAGTCCATTTAGCATTTTTGTGATACTGTGGTTTCGGTCCTACAGGGCAGTGGGGTATAATAGCTAGAGTACATCGGTAGTTAAAGTTGTCTGAAAAGGTAGTAACTGTTTTTAGCAGTTGTTGGAGACGTTCTACGTTAGCCATGAGTGAGAGTTTCCTGGGATGTTAGGGTAGAAAGGTGACGATTGCGACTTTGTCGAATTGTTTGGCTTCAAGAATAGCGGTGTCTTGAGTCCAGTCGGTGGTTCGGAGTAATCCGTATTCATCCCATCGCCAAGCATTAAATTCGTCTACGGTGTCGTTTGTGTCGTCGGAACCAACGTAGATACCGTTGAACCTGGAGTAGTCACCTTCGACGAGAAGGAATTGTAAGGGTTCGGTTAGGTTGTTGTAAATGATGAGAGTTTTCATGACGGGTTTGTCTTCCTTTTTCCATCCAAGACTTAAGTTGATTGATAGGTTTTCGTAAATTTTGGAGTGAAGTTCTTGCGTGTCCTTGTCTAAGGGTATACAAAACCTTGACTTACCAAGATGACCACACGTCCTCATTTCTTGTTCGATAAGGTCTGCTCCGGTTACTACAGGAGCATCAAAAACTTCTTGCAGCAATTTGAAAGATTCTTTCAATTCTTCGAAGGTAAGATCACCCCTGGTTGTGATAGTCTTACCAGTAATGGTTGGTAGTAGGTTATCCATGAGAGAGTCGAGACTTGAGTTTGTGTTCGAGTTTGGTGAGGAGTTCTGAGTACTTGTAAAGATACTCGGTGTTTTCCCAGAGTTCTTTGACGAGTTTGAGTTTAGCCATTGCTACGGAAGGATTGCCTGAGTTGATTTCTTTTAGAATGTTATCCTTCTGACGAATCAGGATAAACTCTAGTTGGGCTTGGTTGTTGGGAGTCAACTGGTTGAATTTGAATGAGTCCTGAGAGGTCGCATCCTGAGACTCCACCTCGGAGTTGGCCGGTGAATTTCCTGGGGAGACTGGACTTGGTTGGTTTGGTTGTTCCATATTGCATGGATTCCTTTCGAGAAGAATGGTGGTGATTGTCAACGAGATACTTACAACGGATTTTACGGATTCTGTGGACCATGACGAATTCCTAAGAACGAGGTTCACAATAGCCGGTGTTCCAACCATAAAACGTTTCGTGTATCCAAGTTTTACAGTTAGTCGGGTGCATGGCTGTAAGAGTGTCTTGAATACGTTTAGCCACTGTTTCGTTGCAGTTAAGAACTACGACCGTGTGATTTTCGGTCTTATATTGAATCTGCAACTCTGTAAACAATTGCTTCAATTGACTCAAAACATTTTTGGGGTCTTTGAGATATTGAATAACAAGCTGTTTGGGTACGGGTTGTTTGGGCACGGGACGAGTCTCCTGGGGAGGGTTAAATGCGGTCTGCTCCGACCTGCTTTTTGAGTTGTGTTGGTTGGTAGTCTTTCTTGAGTAGGATAGCTAAACCTACTCTGTGTTTTACTTGTTTTAGTGTGTCTGGGTGAAAGACGAGGATTACCTGGTTGTTACAGACTTGCATGTCGAATTCGTCGGACAGTTTGTTTTCTTCACAAAAAGAAATAGCTCGAACTTCTACCCAAGTAGGGTCGATAGTTTGTTCGGCAACTGGCTCGACTGTGTACCTAATCATTTCTGGGTATTCTTCGTAGGTTACTTTAGCAACCAACTTGGATTCTGCTACAGATGGAACTTCTGAACACTTGACTACAACTTCTGAGGTACGAGTGTTTGCATGTAGAATTACAAACGACTTTTTGTTGTTGTAGAAAATCTTGACAAAACAGTGTGGATCGGCACTTCCACAACAGAACCAACCGTATGATCCGGCTTCTGACCTGTTTGTGTAGGTTTGATTGTATCCTTGTTTAGGGTCGATCAAAAAATTGTAATTAGTTCTCCAAAGAGCTAATACATCTTCTTTCGATTGAACGTCTCGACCATTAACACAATAAAGAGTCAAAGAACGTTTTGAATGATAAGCCATGATAGATTCCTAAATGAGTTCGACGACGATACGGTGTGGGGCTAGAAGGGCATTGAGTGGGACGACCACGTCTTTCTGGGGTGTGACTTCTAGCAGACGTAGGATTTGTAGAGTGAGAGAAGAATCGAGGATTGTTCTACGATGTTGAACTGTAAACGGGTGGTACAGTTTCTTGGTTTGACTGGGGAACTTGGTTTTCTCTGGAATAGTGAAACCTAGTTCGAGTAGGATGCAACCAAGAAAATCGTATCGATCCCCATCAAATAAATAGTTTGACGGGTGACGAATCACAATTTTGGGGATACGGATTATTCGGAATTGTGGGTCCATTGATAGCCTAACGAAAAACGAAGTACACAAAAGACAAAAGAAACGAAAAACACAAAAGAGACAAAATAGAATTAGTAAAAATAATACGCGGTGAAAAACGAAGTATCTCAACGCGATATCGTAAGGTTTGCACGTTGCCTACAATGAATTATAACAAAGTATCGACAAAAGACAATAGCGAAATCCAGAAAATAAGAAAATAAAAATAATTATTTTTAAGGCGAACTATTAGAAAAACTGAAGCGGACTTGGGATCAAATAAAAATATGTTGGC